TTACTTCGAAGTACCCGTTTTTCGATTAGTGGTCGCCAACTCCTGTTTTACATCCGCAAGTTTTTGTTTGTAGGTATCAATCAATTCAAGCAGACTGTTGATCATTCGATCTTTTTCGTCACACCTCTCACACTCTTTTCTAATTGGCTCCGTTGACATTCCGATCAACCACTCCGGGTTAAGACTTGGAAACACCTGTGCAATTTTAATCAGCGTGTCACCCGACAATTTTCTCATTTGAGACTGGCTTAATCCTACCCTCTTGCATAATTCATACTCTGTGATGTTCAGGAGCGACGTGATTGTGTCCGCGTCCACCCTGTTCGACAACACCATGTCATAATTCAATACCGGAGAGGCAATTGATTTACCCTTCATTGTTCCGGTTCCGGATCTCAGCCAGTCGTAATTAATGTTTGGGAATTTAGCAACAATCTTTGTTGCTAACGATCGAGAGATCCCGTTTCTACCACTTAATACGAACATAATAATCTGTGCCCGGTTATATCCGAGCTTGTTTGCCAAAAGTAAGGGAGTCAAGCCCAATTCTTTTAGCAACAGTTCCATCCTTTGTTTTGCTTCCATAGGGTGAAAAGATGTTAAATAACGGTTAATTGTGTATTGTTGTGCATCATTTAGTTACAATATTGCATATATTTGTTGCGTTAATCATGAAACACTTCACCAAATGAAACGCAAAGATAAGCAATTAATTGACGAAAAACGCAATAAAAAGATAGTTGGTCGATATAAAGAACTCATAAATATGGGTTTAAATAAAACCTCAGCTATTGGAAAGATTGAAAACGTCAAGGAATTTGGCTCGTTGTCAAGTCGCCAGATCACCAATATTCTCAAGAAGGAGGGACTATGAGCAATATAATTGTTACAGACTCCGAAACCCTGCAGAAAATTATTACTGAGACGGTCAGCAGGGCAATGGCTACCCAAGGGAACCCAGTACTCACATTCAGAGAGGCATCAGAGTATATGAAGGTTTCAGCAGGAAAGCTCCGCGCGATGGCCCTACGTCACACGATCCCATTTATCAGAGACGGAAAGAACATGAAATTTCAGATGAGTGACATTAATGAATATCTACAAAAAAACAGAGTCGCATGAGTGAGTTTGAAAGGATGATGCACCTACTTAATAGTATGGATGCAAATATAGATCTCCTGATGGTTATTGTAAAACACCTTTAATTAATAAAAATGGAAGCAAAAAAAACACCCCAGCAATTGCTGGAACAGGTTGAACCGAGAGAAATTTTTAACATCCCGGATTTCAAGGAAAAATTTATCAGCACTCAGGTTTTGAGCTGCAGGAAAACGGTTGAGGATGCAACTCAATTCGAGGCGCGAACCGCAATCTATTTCCGGCAGGCGATGACTGCGGATCCAAAGCTGTTGAACTGCACAAAAATGTCAATCCTATCGTGCTACCTTGATGTTGCGCTTGAGGATATTGATCTGGCGCCAGGACAAAAGTCGGAGGCCTATCTGTCATCCCGCGGAGTGAACACCGGAACGAAAGCTGCACCAATTTATAAGGACTTTATGAAGGTTGTAATGACCGCATGGGGCGAACTGGCGCGATATATCCGCAATGGAGTGATCAAGCGCGCAGCCAACCCAATCGTTGTTTATGATGGAGACGCCTTCGGAATGGGCCTGAATGAAAATGGTGACATGATGATCCGCTATGAGGCAAAATTCCCACGCAACGAAAAGGCGAAGATCATTGCATGTTTTGTGAAAATACTCCTGCCCGATGGAGGTTATGACTTTAAGGTTATCGACCAACTTGAGATTGATCGACTCGCCGGTTATTCAAAAAAGAACAATCGCGGCACATCCGCTAATGATCTGTACACTTCGAACAATGGCCAGATTGACCCCGGATTCCTGATGACAAAAACCATCAAGCACGCTCTTAAGGGGTATTCGAAAGTCGCATTCAAGGCTGAGAATGTGGAGCACGAGGATGAGGCCACTCAGGAGCAGCGCGAATTTTTCCCAGCAAAGTCGGATGCTGATCCACAAGCGCCAAGTGAGGAACTTCAGAACAAACCACAGGGAGAATGCTGCGCCCCTGATCCGGGAGCGCCTGAGACTCCGGCCGCAAAAAATGATGATGACATTTTTTAATTCACAACCAACATGGAAGCAAACGAAAATTTACCGGCAACACAAGAAGATTTTTCAGTTGATAAATTCACTGAACTATCAAAGGCCGCACCCGACATCCTTAATCAAAACAAGAGCCTTCGCCTGAAGGCTGAGACAAGTCTGAAGGCTATCAATGGTTTGCCGATTGACGAGAAGTCAGACACTCTCCGAAAGGAATTCATTGACAACTGTAAAAAGGCTAAAACAAGGATGAAGGATCGCAGAACGCCATTCACCCAGATGGTCGATGCAGTCAAAAAACTCTTTACAACAGAGGAGGCGTGGTTTGACGAAACAATTAAGACCGTCCAGGAGGACCGAAACAAATACGCCGCTGAGGTCCTTAAAAAACAACAGGAGGCTGAGGCCGCCGCAAAGAAGGAACTGGACCGGAAAAATACACTGGCATTCATCCGCCAGATTCTCAATACAAAACTGGCTGAGATTGAAAGCACTGTTATCACCAACCATCAGCAGACGGTCAATGAGTATCTGCAAATGCTGACAATTGCCAATATCAATTCCGCAATTCCATCCAGAGACAATCCGGTTACCATTCCGGTGACGGTTGAAGGATCACTCAAGGAACACGTCGGAAAGAATTTGAGCGCCTATCAGAAATCTCTTGTACCTGTTGAGGAGATAGATAAAATGGCTCTCGAGGTCAGCGAGACATTTAATCAGGCAAGGGTTATTGCAGAGTGCGACAAGATCAACGAGCGCGCAAAAAGCGATCTCCCCGCTTTAAAGAAAAAGCTTCAGGAGATTGAAACGGCAAAAACAGATGTCGAGAAGGAGGCACTAAAACAACAGATATCCGACAAGATCCAGGATGACACGAAGCAAGTTATTGACGAGGCCAAGAAAGTTGAAACAGACGCTTCGCAGACGGCAGCAACGCATGCCGGCGTCGAACAGATCCAGAACCAACTTGAACTCCACATTGCATACACTACCCTTGATGTCAAGAAAAGCAAGAAGATTGTTATCCTGAACAAAGAGGGGTACATGAATATTTTCGCAATGTGGTTTGAGCGCGAGGGAAAGGATCTTCCGGATGCAAAGCTGCAGAACATGACGGTAGCCCGTATGGTCACATTCTGTGAGAAAATGGCAGACGCGGGTGTTGTCATTGCCAGTCCACATGTTTCCTATCAAGATAAGGTTGTTGCGAAATGATTCAACTGATCACACTTTTTTCGGGGATCGGTGGGCCTGAGCTTGCGGCCGAAATGCTAAACGAGAAATACGGACGCGAAGAATGGATAATTGTTGCAAGCTGTGAGATCGCCGAATTCCCGAGAAAAGTGCTTGAATATTACTGGCCGGACACATACCATCACACTGATATAAGAACACTGACCTATGAAACACTCGTTGAAAAATCAAACTGGAACCCAAAGCTGCCAACTGTCATTATTGGAGGATTCCCATGTCAGCCATTCTCAGTTGCCGGTGGAAGAAAGGGAGCGGATGATAACCGTTTCCTCTGGCCGGAAATGCTTCGTGTCATTGCCGAAGTCAGGCCGGTTGCCGTCATTGGTGAAAATGTTGCTGGACTCCTCTCAATGGTACAACCCGGCGGTACGGTTAGAGTGGAAGGTGCAGAGGATTTATTCAGTGCGGAAAACAGTTTGGGAGGAAACAGACTTGTCGGTAAGAGCAAAAAGATTATTACGAAGGAAGGTCGATACATCATTGACGAAATCTGCGAAACTCTTGAACAAAGTGGATTTGAAGTACAGCCGGTTGTTATTCCGGCTTGTGCCGTCGGAGCGCCGCACCGAAGGGACAGAATTTTTATTGTTGCCTACACCTACAACAATGGATCACACGCCACAAACACAGGGGTTAAAGGTTTGCAATTCGGACGGAAAAACAGAATTTATAAAGCTGAATTTATTGCCAACAATAACCTCAGAGACCGGAAGGAAATCAGACTTCAAACAAGGCGGGAAAAGCATGTTTACAGCATTGAAAGAAAAAGGATTATTACCGACTCCGACAGCCAGCGACTCAAATGGAGGTGGATCAGGAAACTCCGATTATGCAAAAAAGCATGCCGGCGACAAATTAAAATATGCATGCGTGAGAGGGCTCTTGCCAACCCCGTGTGCGACCGACGACCCATCAAAAAACACAGGGAAGCGAAATCAGGACGGATTGCAAAAGAGAGCCTTTCAAGCAACTGGTCAAACTGGCCAACTCAATCCCCTATTTGTAGCGGAGATGATGGGATTCCCCCCCCCATGGACGGTATTACCTTTTCAAAGTGGCGAAACGAGTCAGTTAAAGCCTACGGGAACGCAATAGTATCACAGGCAATCATGCCGGTAATGGAAGGACTTCAGATTTTAATAAACGAAGATTATGAGTGAACCACTAACAGATAAAAGCATCATGCCTTTCGGTCAGTTTTTCGACCAGAAAAAGACCATGGCAGAGGTCCCGACATGGTATCTCAAGTGGCTGAAAAAACAGTATGAAACCAATGGATGCCGTGGGGAGGTCAACGAAAGAGTGAAGCAATATATTGATGAATACTGGGACGCAATTGAAATCGAACATAAAAAACAAGGAGGTAAATAATGATATCATTGGAAGCAAAAATAAAAAGACTCACTCGGCTTGTTGATGCCGGAAAGATCAGCGAAGCGGATTATTTCATGTGGCTGCAGACGTATCTGAAAGGAGTCAAGCATGTATAAGGGCAAAGCAATTTACAACCCATCCGGAAAGGCCGGAGAATATTCACTTTGGGCCTGCAACTTTTATACAGGTTGCTCAAACAACTGCCAGTACTGCTATTGCAAGCGCGGCGTTATGGCTCACACGTGGAGCGACAAAGCGAAACTCAAAGCCTGTTTCCGGGATGAGAAACATGCACTCGAAGTGTTTGAAAAGGAACTTGAAAAGAACATTGATTCGCTTCGGGAGCACGGATTATTTTTCACGTTTACATCGGATCCAATGTTGCCCGAGACCATTGTTCTGACATATAGTGCAGTCAGCGTATGTCTTGAAAACAATGTACCAGTTAAGATTCTCACTAAAAGAGCCGACTGGTTTACGACCTGGTATGCCTATTCAAACATGTTTGTCAACAAACAGCACTTAGTTGCCTATGGATTCACCCTTACCGGATACGATGAATTAGAGCCGGGTGCATCAACAAACCAGCAGCGAGTTGATTTCATGCAAAAGCTTCATAATAAAGGGTTCAAAACATGGGCGTCAATTGAGCCAATCATTTTCCCTGACGCAAGCTTTGAAATGATTGCTGAAACCTACAAGTTTTGTGATCACTACAAAATAGGACTGCAATCAGGAAGTCGGTATAACAAAAAAGACCTACAATCATTTGTGCAAGGCGTGGTATTATTGACAGATGCGGCTCTGTATTTCAAAGATTCCCTACTTGATCAAGCTGGCATCAAAAGAGAAAGCCTGCCATCAAATTGTGTTGGACGTGACTATAACATTTTCAAGGAGGCGCTATGATACTCGGATTCAAAACAGAAATACTGGGTGAAAAAACCCACTTTCAGGAAAAGATTCTGGCCGGCGTGGATCCAGAGCTGCGAAAAATTTATGTCCCGAAAATTCATACCATCCGGTCCGGTAAACGATGGAAAGCGGGAATGTCGATCCAGATGGCAACCGGCGTGAGGACGGCAAACTACAACCAATTCAATAAGGATATTCCGGAGCTTGGCGTGTGTAAGTCGGTGCAGGATATTGTTGTCGAATACATTGATGCGCTGCCGTACATTTTTGTTGATGGCAAGCCGTTCAATCCAGTGAAGCGCATCGACTTATTTATTAATGATGGCTTCATCGGCTTCAAACTCAACCCCGTCGCTTCATTTTTCCGCTGGTTTCACAGCGACTTCGAAGGCCAGATCATTCACTGGACAGATTTCAAATACGAACTTTAAAAACCAAAATAAAAACGTATGAGTAAACAACAAAATCCATTCGCGGGAATTCCACTCAACGAGGTGGAGGATCAACTAAAAGCAAACGCGCATGACATTCAGGTGAAGAATTATTTCCGGGAATTCACTCCCGAGGAAATGATTTACGAGCAGGAGCGCTATCAGAGCCTTTTGAAAAAAATTGAGGCAGAAGATGAAAAGCTAAAAGCGGCAAAAGACGACTATAAGGCCGCCGCTAAACCGCTCAAAGCCGATCTACAATTCACACGAACTTGTATTAAGACAAGGGGGCGCAGTATTCGTGGAAATGTGTACATCATGTTTGACGAAGTGAACGGGCTTATTGAGGAGTACGACAACCGGGGTAACCTCATTGTTCGAAGACCTTTAACCCCAGAAGAAAAAAAGGCACCATCAATTCCATTTAATTCATCAAAAACCGGCGAAAGGAACGCCGTAGGAATGTAATTATGAGCGAAGTTAATGTAACAATCGAAAAAATCGAAGGGAACGAGCTTGTCATTCGCGAGGGTCATGCCTTAGCAGTTCTCCCGAAGGATGTACTTAAGGTGACTGGCACGATAGGAGTTCCATTCGCGTACATCGAAAAAAGAAAAGCCACTATTAATCCCGAAAACGCCGTAGTCGAAGTTGATTATGAGAAACGGCACATCAAGTTTTTGCAGGATCAGTACGACAGCCTATCACCTATCGTGGCTGGTTTTATTGTGCTGGATCCCGACCTGCAGAAATGGGAGATCGGAACCACAAAAACAAGATCAAGTAAAGACCTGGCTCTAATGATCAAAAGCAATCGCCTTATGTTTGAGTCTATTGAGCTTGCCACAAGACTTGTGACAATTTTTGAGGACTTAAAAGTAAAGGTTGAAAGAGAAATCCAGGACAAAGACGATCATCGTGGCAACATCCAGAAAACGCAGGCTTAGGTTGTACGCGAGATGTCAATTCCGGAAGGGTTTAATCTTGTTTGTCCCGTTATCAAAGGAGGAGACAAAAGAACAGTTCCGGTTGAAATTATCATCAACCCCGACACATTTGAAATCATGCTGATCAGTCCGACAATCAACGAAATTCTCAAGCAGGAAACAAAGGGAATGATTGACGCTGAGATTTCGAAAATCCAGTTAGCTCAGCCAAAAATGCCAGTTCTATACGTGTAATCCCCACCAACGGGGAGTTGTTCCGGAGCGGTAACGCCGTCCCTGGGTTCGCGGCCCACCGGAGCACAAACCAAAATCAAACAGATATGTCAAGACCAAATTGTTACATCAGGGAAAAAGGCGGCAAAGTGAAATTCCGCAAAGAGAAATTCATGGAGGATATGATCACGGAGGGTGTTGAAAAGCTCACCCTGCACGAATGCAGGCCTGTCAAAAAATCGAAACTAATTTACTGCAGGATCTATCAAGGCGAATTCGAAAAGTGCGACTGTGGACAATCATGTGAACAGTATATGCCAGGTAATGGTGTGTCCGGCGTATGCATTCATCGCTTATTCATTTACCGGCCATTCCGTAAGGTGCAACTAACAAGAAGTGGTAAAATTTCAATCCTGAAATAATGAAAATCCTGAACATCCTTGGGATAACATACACCCGTAAAGGCAAACAGAAAATTGCCTGGTTTAATCCTCTGATGTGGATTGTGTATGTGGTTTATTTAGCTACCTACCTTTTGTTTTATCAGGCAATAAGTGATAAAGAAGAAGAAATTCTATGAAACCACTTGACAGGCTTGAACCATATCTGCAGCGGGAGAAGAATATAACCATCGAGGTTGAACACCACAATACGGGTGACAACTCAGCCGGCGTGCATATCTCTCCCATGGGGTGTGTCTTTACACTCTTTGTAATATGGTTTTTTATTGCCTGCCTAATTACAAAATTTAATCTTGGCGACAATGGAAACTGAAACAATCACATCATCGGTGCGCGATGGCGGATATTTTGAACGGCCGGAGGTTTCAAATTCCGACCTGACGAAAATCAAGCATGAACTTTCCGGAGGACATGGGAATGATCCGTATGACGCATTTAGGATCGGGACCCTGGTTGACGCCATCATTACTGAACCGGACGCGCTGGATCCATATGCAAGGACCATCAGGGAATATAAGTACACCCGCAAGGAGATCCAGAACGCTGAGAAGATGAGGGATAAATTCTATGAAGATCCATTCTGCTCAGAGTTTGTAAAAGGTGCATCCTTCCAGGAGATAATGATCCGGGACATGGAGATCAAGTATGCCGGCCAGTCGTTTGTCCTTCCGGTCCGATGCAAGTGGGATATTTGGAAACAATCCTATGGGATGGGCGGAGACATCAAGTCAACCACGGCAACCACGCTGAGACAATTCGAGGCAGCGGTTGAACATTTTGATTACGATCGTTCGCGCGCATTCTATATGGATATTGCTGGCAGCACACACGATGTGATTATTGGTATTTCGAAAAAGAACTTCAAGATATTTCGCATTCCGGTAATCAAGGGCGGGGCTCTCTATAATCGGGGCAAAGAGAAATATTCTTATTTGGCATGGAAATATAAAATGATGTTTGCGTAATATGACAAAGAAAGAACGACAACAAGTTTTTGAAAAATACGACGGCAAATGTGCCTACTGCGGTTGCGACCTTGCAAATGGCTGGCACGCTGATCATATTAATCCTGTAATCAGGGATAGTAAATGGAACAGAGAAAAAGGCAGGTTTGAGCAAACGGGAACATGTCGTAAGCCAGAAAACGAAACACCGGAAAACTACAACCCTGCTTGCGCAAGCTGCAATATTCAAAAAAACTCATTTACGGTTGAGCAATTCAGGAGTAATATAAAACAATTTGTTGCGTCATTAAACCGTGATAGCACGCAGTATAAGTTTGCCAAGCGTTACGGGTTAATTATTGAGAGCGATAAGGATGTTGTTTTTTATTTTGAGAGAATAGACGCAAAAAAACATGAATAGCACCATAGGCGGCGGTTATATCGTAAGAAATTATTACACCCCTGTTTCACAACCATGGGCCTTTACATTCACTGGACATGTAGGAGTTGACCTTAATCACTCAAAAAAGCGTATGAAACTGAAAAACTTCTTAAATAAATGCAAATTGTTTCAATTCTGCAACAAAAGTAAAAAATCAAATTACGTTGAAAAACAAAGCGTTATGGGGTTTTCGTACTATTGGCCAAAATATTTTTGCCATAAATGATGCGTTTACTATCTTTTTTGTGTATATTTGATGCAATATTGTTTCACTTATTCACGTTTTAAATAAAAGATCGCAGCCATGAAAACACAGAACAAAACAACGGGCATCAACGCCGACATAGCGCTTGGGAACATTAAGGATGTTTGCGCTCGTGGCGATGGCAACAATATTACGTCGAAATATTTAATGACATATTTCAAGGTTTGTGACCTCCAACGCAACAATATTATTGTTGATAAATCCAGAATTACGAAGGTTGATGGAGGCGTTTGGTTTTGTTTTGGAAACAAAAGAATCAAGGCGTATGGCGGCGCACATATTCATGCATTTGAAAACTGTAAGGTTGTGCTTTATGCAGGCGCGCAATGCACTCCGCATTTACAATTAAAGGTTAATGCCGAAACACCTCAAAGCAAGTAGGCAAAACGATTAACACTTACTACAATGAAAACCGAGATTATTAAAAGGACCATTGTCGAAGTTACCGGAGAAACCGTTTCCGACGTCATCGACAGCATTATTGAAAACCTCAAGTCAAACAAGGAGCTTCGCAACCGGATCGGTGTGGATTTCTGGAAAGACAATTTTGAACCGGAGGAGTTGACGGAAAACAATATCCTGATCAACGGAGAGCATGAAATCACCTCCGGCTGTTATTCAATCTTCGGGACCGGCAGAGTCACCGTCACCGGAAAGGCTCATGTGAATGTATTTGGACGCGGCTACGGAGAGATCAAGGATGGAACGGCACAATTCTTCAACTATTCAAATGGCCGCGCTGAAACAACCAGCTCTGTCCGCGCATTTGATTACACACACATGCGTCTCCATCACAAGGCTGTTGGTGAATATCACGACTTTGCTCAGGGTGAAACCTACGGAGATTCAGACGCAAGCGCTTACGACAACTCGTTTGTTCGTATCACCGGAAAGAGTGTTGGGATTGCAAAGGGGAAAGCCATCGTAATGCAGACCGGTAAAACAAAGTGTGTGTATTGTGACAATTCAATTGGTCGCCTTCACGGAGACGCCACCGCTGAAGCCTGGGGAAAGGCTCACCTTGTTTTGAAAAATGAATCAACGGCAAAGCTGTTTGAAGATAGCGACTGCGATGCGCTGAACGACTCAACTGTTGTTGCAAGCGGCCGTTCGATGGTCGTTGCCAAGAATGCTGCCAGTGTAACAACCAAAGAAAACTCCGCCGCACAACTGCACGAAAGGGCTATTGGTAATGCCACGGGTAATTCAATTATGACGTTGCACGATACCTGTTATGCTGATGGATCTGAAAATGCAACCATCAAGATGTTTGAAAAAAGTCGCGCATCGGTGTCCGGTCAGGTTTCTGTTGAGATGAGTGGTGACAACATGCTTGATATTAATTCAGACGGCATTCAGTATCACGTCACTCGCGACGCAAATGGCATTGTCCGTAACAACGCCACGATGGAATTGGTTCTCCACGGTCACAAACTGCAGGTAATTGAGAAGTAAATTATGATAAGGGTTGAGGGTTATATGGGTCAACGGGTCAACGTCCAACTAAAGAGAGAGCTGTATGAATTTCAGCACTCGGGGGCGCTTTGTATCAAAGATACGAAGCGCCTCATCGTTGGCGATCAGATGGGACTCGGAAAAACAGTTGAGTCCATCGCCGCCATCATGGAGGCAAAGGCGTTCCCGCTTCTTGTTATATGTCCGGCATCCTTAAAATTGAACTGGGAGCGAGAATTCGAAGCATGGACCGGCCACAAGCTGCTTGTCCTGAATAATGAGGTTAAAAATACCTTTCCCATGTTCTATGACGTTGGGCTTGTAAAGGGGTTTATCTGTAATTATGAGTCACTGAAAAAATACTTTGTGGACCACATTCCGAAAGGAAAGGATGTGAGACTTTCTGATATTTATTTCAATGAAAAAACCAATTTTATCAAGTCTGTAATTATTGATGAATTCCATCGGTGTAAGGATCCTGGGGCGCTTCAAAGTAAACTCGTCAAGGGGATAGCAAGTGGGAAGGAATATATCGTCGGAATGACCGGTACTCCGGTTGTGAATGAAACGCTTGACCTGATGCCTCAGCTATCGATAATTGAAAGGCTGCATGAGTTTGGAGGCGCCAGTGAATTCAAAGCAAAATACGAGAGTGCATCACAGGAGGATCTTACTGCGCTTCAGAATAAACTCCGGGACACTTGTTATTTCCGTAGAGAGCGAACAGAGGCTCTGGATCTGCCAGGCAAAACAAGGCAGGTTGTTTATCTGGATATTGACAACATGCAGGAATATAAGGATGCACTCACTGATCTGCGCACATATCTGAAGGAATATAAGGAATGCACGGATCGGGAAATTTCCATCAAGATGCGGGGAGAGGTTATGGTCCGGATAGGAATTCTCAAGGAGATCACTGTCCGCGGGAAGCTGCAGGCAATAAAGGATTGGGCGAAGGATGTTATTGCCAGTGAAAAATTGGTCCTCTACGGCCAACTTGATATTGTTGTCAAATACTTCATCCATGAATTCAAGGCGCTTCATATCATTGGTCAGGACAACTCCCATCAGAGACAGGCCGCTATTGATAAATTTCAGACGGATCCGGATGAGAAAATGATGGTTATTTCAAAGGCCGCCGCAGAGGGAGTAACCCTGACGGCCGCAAGCGTGATGGGAATTGTGGAACAATGGTGGAACCCAGCCATTATGGACCAGATTGAGGATCGATTGGATCGAATTGGCCAGACCAGAAAGGTGATGATTGTGTATTTCCTTGGCAAAAACACAATTGATCAGTGGATATACAACCTGATTGAGAAAAAGAGAGAGATTTCGAACGCTGTTACCGGCGCGACAAACGATATCGAAACCCAGATTATTGACGAACTTCTAAACATATTGTACAATGGCGAGAGCACGAATGATTAAGCCTGAATTTTGGATCAGCGAGGATATTACCTCCTGCACCTTAGCGGCCCGACTTCTATTTGTCGGCCTGTGGAATTTCTGCGACGACAATGGCGTGCATCCACACGCTACAAAAACAATCAAAATGGAGATCTTTCCGGGAGACAATATGTCCTTCGAGGAGATAGAGACCTACATACAGGAGTTGGTGGACAACGACCTTGTTGTGATCTATAAGGCTCAGGGTAAAGAGTATCTCAAGGTTAAGAACTGGGACAAGCACCAAAGAATTGACCGGCCGAAATGCCGTTACCCGAATATCGATAAGGCTGATATTGAAACACCGGAACAGGCGCCAGTAAAAAAGGTAGTGCCGGCAGAGACAAAAGATCCGATCAAGGAAGATGCTTGCGAAACCTATATTTCTTACATCAACAGTCGCTTGGGATGCAGATTCCAGAAAACAAATAAGGTTATGGCTCAATTCAACGCGAGAATTAAGGATGGTTTTACCGGAGCGGATTTTGAAAAAGCATTTGAGAATGCAGTTGCCGATGAATTCCATCGAAAAAATAACTTTAAATATCTGACTCCCGAATTCTTTACACGGCCAGACATATTGCAAAAATGGCTTAATGCGAAGATTGTTGTTCCCATGGAGGCCGCTGAGTTTGACGCAGAAAGATAGCCATGACAGAAAGCTTCAGTGATATTATGATGCGGGTAATGGATGCGGGGCCATCCGTTACAGCTTCCCAAACCGTAAAACTTCCGGTCGAGGAGGTTTTACAAAAGGCTATAAAGAGAGGTGTTGATCTATTGGCGAGACGTGGACGAAAGTTTGTCATCGACAGTGATAATGAAAAACTCTTTGAGTATCTGGCTCTGTATTTTGCGAGGGATGAAAGTTTTCCGGGAGATCTATACAAGGGAATTATGCTGAGAGGAGACTGTGGGGTTGGCAAGTCATTCCCGCTGACTTGTTTTTCGGGCATAACAAGCCCCGTATCGTATCAACCTGAGAAAATAGTAAGTTGTATCGACTTGCTTAATATCTATCAAAACAAGGGACCGGAGGGACTTTCTCCGTATGAATTTGGAGTGATCGTACTGGATGAGCTCAGCGAAAAACACGATGCCAGTCACTATGGCAATGTGCAGAATGTTATTCAGAACATGCTTGAACTCCGGTATAATTACTATGTCAGGACCGGGAAGGTTATGCATGTCACTACCAATTTAAAAAACTTGAAAAGCATTGACATGCACTATGGAGCGCGCGTGTATAGCCGCGTTCACGAAATGTTCAATATTAAAAACATCGAAGGTAAAGACAGGAGGTTATAATGAATGCTACAATCATCGAAATTGTCGAGAAAAATGTATGTGATCGCTATGGTGTAAAGCCGGCAATGATTAAACAAAGGACCCGCATGAATGTTTATTTGATTCCCCGGCAGATAACGACCACGATCATCGACGAACTTGTAAAGGCCGACAGAACAAAGCTTATGAAGCGTTACGATCTTGATCGAACCTCGTTTTACAACAACCGAAGATCAGTGAATAACATGAGGGAAACCAACATTGCGTTCGCGGCAATTTACAATGAGCTTAAAAGAAGGTCCATTGTCGATATTAAGGCCAACGGCTTTTCAGATGTGTTGATTTCAGAAACGGCTTAGATTTCACCAGACCGATTCCCGACTTTGCTTCCTCAGTTGCGGACATGAATATCGGCAGAATTGACATGGCGCCAGGTCTCAGTCTGTAAAATTCAACCAGTAGATTATTCATGTAATAATCCATGATGGACTGACGCACATCCTGGATGGATGGCCCCTGGCTTACCGGGGTTTTTATGTAATGAATAACCTTTCCTGTTGGAATAAAATTATCCGGGAGTCGTACAAGCTGCGTGTCTGGCAGCATTACTACTGCGATGTCGGCTGTTGCATAATAGTAATTTACCCCAATAAGATAAACGGTTCCTCCGGTTACTGCCGTTGGAATTGTAGCATCAATTATTCCATAAGGATCAGTATTATATTCAGATGCTATACTAAGGTCCTTATTAACGGCAAACAGGATGTTATTGATATCCCGCATTGACTTCTTGACCCATGCCGGAAGCAGTGTTGTGTTTGTGTCATCAATACTGAATGCATCGAAATCCAATCCCTCTGGTGTCGGAATTCCCTTGCAGACAATCTCCGACATCTCCGTTGCTAACTGCAGCAGTGTTGATATAGGGAGGTCTATTCGCCACACTACATAATCGTAGTCGTCAACATCCTCAATGGCTGCGACCGTGCCAGCAACGAATTCGTCTTTCGGCATCGTATATTCGACGGCCTCGCCTACGAGCGCAAGCGGATATTCCGGATAGGGCCATTTCATGGTTTTGGATTGAATTTGTCAATAAGAGCCTGAATAATCATCTTTAACCAATCATCCTTCATGTTCATTATGATAATCCCAAGCAGGGTTATTCCAGTCAACCCCACCCAATCAATCTGAGCGACGCCAATAAACCAATAGGCGTAATGCGCAACACAGATTATTGCAATGCCGATCAGGGTTGTGACCCAATTTTTCAACCGGTCGAATATTTTATTTGTGATTTTTTTCATGGGCGGCGTGTATATTTATAAAGTCTGATTCCAGTCTAACAAGGCGGTGATCGTGTTTATTAACCTCACTGTCCAACCTGTCAATCCTGCCTTTATGATTGTCACTCTCATTCAAAATAACATCCATTGTGGTGTTTAGCTTTCCGATAGTGACATTAATGTTCGACATTGTGTCGGCCTGCCGTTGCTGGACCATATCATTCCGGTCGTTTCTCTTATCCTGCCGGCCAATATATCGAACGAAAAAAAATCCACAGATTGAAAGCAATATTGTCGTGATGATGTTGAAAGCGAGTGCATCCATATTAAACTACATTTTCAAGTTGAAGCTTTTGTGCGTACTTTTCGAAACAAATTTTTTCAGAGTTGGCGTCTCCGAGTGCTGCAAATGTGCGCGAAGCGATGAGCCACGCAGCAACCCAATAGTTATGGTCAAGATATTTATCAACACCCATATTGTTTTGCACGTAGTAAAACGATCCCGTAGAGGTGGCGGTAAACGGATAGAAGTGGAAGGCCAGCCCGTCGGCATCGTTTTTCACAAGAACTGCGAGCGGCTTTTTTACAGTAGGTTTTGAATACTTTGAATACAGCTGATTGAACTCAGGGCCATGTTCATCGAACGCCTTTACACACGGCACCGGCCATGCATTAAATTCTGCTCTTGCGAAGCGCAGGTATTCCTTGCCAAGGCTACACTCCATCCTGCCCTTTGCAGCATTATAGGTAAGTGATGTTACCTTTGTAAGTGGCAATCTATGAATGGGTGATGCAAGGCAGTATTCGCGCATACACGCATCAATGTTGTTGTCGATCATTGTATAGACCGGCAAAGGTGGAGTGGTAACCCCCTGGACAGTCTCGTCAAAGGGGGTTACTTCATCCATGCATTTCTTGATGTATGTTATGAAATCTGCTCTGGTCATGGCTTAGGGGCTATTGTTTAGTAATAAACTACGACTTCCAGAATTTTACCATTCAATCCGCCGGGCGTAAAAGTGATTTCATCCGCAGAAACTATCGTGTGGGCGTGATCCCTTACAATTGTTTTTCCCGATGTAAACGCGCCAACCAGTGTCAGCGTGGTTTTATCAGTGGCGGTGTCAATTCCCCAAACGGGAGGTGCGCTAAGAGTATTATTGATAATGGTTGCGACTGGTATAGAATCAGTCACATTAAACACTTCGGTCGAATTTGTCCATACTGTTGGGGTTGTGTCGGTTGCAACAAATGGAACTCCCGCTGAGACGTATCCAACATTTGCAAAGTCGTCACCCGCCACAAGTGAGTCAATCTGATATGTTTTACCAACAACAATAACACCAGAGGTTGTGCTAATTAACGCAGTGTCGACAATTGAAGCGACATAAGCGACAAAAGGCCTCGCCTCTGTTTTCGCAGTATTAATAGCGTTGTAGATGTGATTAATGTCGTAGAGAGATGTGGACACCCAATTACCATTAGTGTTGCATGAGAACATTACAACTGTTCCGGAGGCAACTGTAATGGGAATGTTGGCACCGGCAGCATCGATCTGCTCACCAACAGCCGGGTAAATCTGCGGCGTGTCTGCCACGACCTCTGAGACGGCAACAATCATATAGCTCCCGGCAAGTGCTGCAGGCAAAATACAACTGTCTCCGGAGGCAGCGCAAACTCCAATGGAATTAAACAATCCTGGCAGTGGTGTTGCTCCAACTTGTCCACCTCCAGAGAGAGCAGTCACACCATATGAGCCAGAGGCAAATTGAATTAGTTTTGAAAATGAGTTTTGGCCTGCAAACGCATTGGTCGCATTCAATATGGCTTCGGCAATATTGGTGTCATCAATGGTGATAACAGTGCCAGCGTCGGTTTTATACTTAAATTTCCCGTCTGTATCGACGAAAAGCATGACAGTACCACCGCGTGGGGTTTCAACGGATGCTGCTGCAACCGGGTAGAATTTGATTTTTTTTGTCCAGAAAGGCATATTTTTTGGTTTTTTGGTTTTTGTTAGTTTACTGGAATTGGCCTACCGGGATCATCCATTGCTGGGGGCGGGACATAATCAGTATTACCGCCTTCCGCAACAACACTAGACTCGCTTTCGCCTAATTTTTCAATGAATACAGAAACCCTGTCTCCAATCTGAAATTCATTAGAAGAAATCACGGCCGTGTTTAAATCGCTTTGATTAAGTGATGGAGCTTTTGAATCAATGTCGTAAATTTCTGTTCTTAAAAACCATGAATTAAACATGTGATTGACCTCAATGTTATTCAGATAAATTGTGTATTGAGCATCAGCGTCATATTCGGTCAATAGAGCTGTATCATCAAGGTCGACAACATTCTCATCACTAACTATTGATTCAGCATTAAAAGCATAAACCACAGTCGCAGCATCGCCAGTTTTTGTGATTTGCAATTTGTCTCCTCGAGCAAGCCCTGTTGCGCTTTCAGTTTTTGGATTAAAGCAAGCAGTATTCAGCTTACAAGTTCCAGCTGTTGTGCCTCCAGTCATTACTGCGTCAACAACAATGGTAGTTGTAAAATTGGGAGCAACCCCGGCGCAATTCACGGATATGATTTCGTATGTGCCATCATCACCACTATTTGTACCGGCGAGAGTAGCGTGAGTGTATAGTGTTTCACTTACTTCGGTTGTACTCAAAAATGTAATTGTATCGGTTGTTTGAGTTACAATGCTCTTTGTAATACCAGTGCTGAATGCACTCGCCCACCCTATAACGTCGGCAACCTTTGTTGCTGCAGAAATCCCAACAGTTCTAACAGCATGGTAATAACGATTTTGAGTATCTTCAATTAAAACAACGGTACGTCCATCAGGTTTTTTCGCCTTGACTACGCCATCGGCGTCAATAAATACATAGTAGTAGTCTCCGCGTGGCGTGGCAACCGAATCATTGGCTCTCGCCTTGAATTTAATGATATCAACTTTTTCCATGGTTTATATCCAGTTTGGGAAAGTGATTTTATGAGCAATGGCAACAGCAAGCACATCTTCTTTTTTCTTACCAACATTACTCATATCAATGCCTTTACCGGCAAGATATATGGATGCCTTTTGTGTCGATGTTACCGCAAGAAGTTCCTCGTCGATTTCTTCAGTCGCAACTTCCTCGGTTGGTGTTTCAGTTACTACCGTTTCCTCGGCAGGATCACCCTCGGAAATAACTTCCTCGGTTGAAGCATCGGCTTCATTGACGGCATCGGATTCCGTTATTATTTCTATTATTTCCTCGTCTGAGGTTTCAGCTTCATTAGCGGAGTCGCTATCTGTAATAACTTCCTCGGTCTGGGTTTCGGTTTCTGAATCGCCTTCATTGGTGGTAATGCTTGTAGCCACCGCAACAACAGCCGACAATAACCAGATTACCCCACTTATAAACCATGGATGTGTTTCAATTTCCTTCTGTTCATCAACATCCGCAGTAATAAAATAATAATTACTGTCTTTGCTCGGGCGATAAAATGACAAGCTTTTACCATCGCAAACAAGAGTCACATTATCCATCGACGCGTACTCTTTCGTTATTTTGTTTTTCATTTGGGATTTCTTTGGTGATTTTTACAAAAAAAGGAGTGGGGCCAGGCCCACCCCTTTTATTTTGATTGGAAGCAAAAATTACTGTTTAACGTATAACAAAGCGTGTGTTTCCGGATAGCGAACAATCGGGCAGGAAGCTTCGGTAATAACCTTGGCATCTGCTCTGCGAATACCGGCAGCCTTGAGGTCGAGATCTTCGGAGTTGATTGCCATGTTTTCGTGCTTTTCGATATTATTCATATCAAGAGCGAGAGCGTAGCGATCATAACCAATCATATCCATGACATGATTATAATTGATCATAAGTGTTCCGAAATTGGTAACAATCTTAGTGAATGTGATTCCGAATTTAACCTCAGTCGAATTTGCATTTAATTGTTTACTTACTTCGTCAACAAGCTGCATGTAATACATGAACTCGCTTCCGGTAAACACATATCTGGTTTCACTTCCACCGTTGCCAGTGAATAATGTTTTCATCCATCCGGTATAATCGGGGGTTGAGATGGTGTTATTAGCGGCCGTACTGAGCTGTTGAATTCCTGATCTAAAAATACCACCACACATGTAATGATCTTTGCCAGTTGCCGGATACCTGAATTTGTTTTTAAATCCACCCAGATACGACATTTCGATAGCAAGCTTCATATCAACAAGGCTCATGCGATCAAAGTCTGCAAAACCCCAATTCACTTCTTTTTTATTGATCTTCTGAAAAGTGCCTTCCTCGATCTGAGACATGAAGATCTGACAGTAGTTACTCTCTTTATCGGGGAGCTGTGAAATAACTGGAGCCTGCATGTCGAGCTCATTCATTGCATTACCCATTCTTCGTAGAACGGTTCCATTAGGAATGGTCGGAATACCCGGCTTACCGGCATCTGCCCCACCTACGATTGCAGCACCATTGATGGAATATACGGTAACAGAATTGGCTCCTGTAGCTGTCACAAAAAGAACAAGCGGCTTTCCGTCAGACGTGTTGGCTCCGGTAACAGCTGGAACAATAATTGTGTCCTGGGCGCCAAACATTTCCGAACTTGCCACAGTCAACGCGGCTGTTCTCACAAGCGGGTTTGGCGCTGTATATTCAAGCGTCATGGTTGTATTGAACGAACGCATATCAACGGTGTAGTACTCTGTAATAAATGAGTCTATTTTCACCGGCTTAACAGATCGCAACAGTGTATCAAGAGGCGTTCTGGATGGCTTAATTTCGGTAATCAGCTGTGACACATAATTCATGTCCAGATCAGATCCGGCGTCACGCACACCCTGTTCAGTCGGTGTTCCAGACAGCACTATTGTTGCTGTAACAACGGTAGTGTCGACTACGTTTCCTCCAGCCAACGCGCAATAAAGCGCAACAGCTGCGACAATCAGAATGCCGAACATAAACAATATCGGCGATTTTTTAAAGAGGGTTTTCACACTTTTCATATTTTTGGTTTTTTTGGTTTCGTTAAAAATTGTCTTTCTTTTTGGCCATTTCCTCAAGTCGAGTGACAATAGCTGATTTATTTTTTTTCTCACCCATAGCGCCATCATCACCGGACACGCCAGTATTATCAGGCATCCCATCTCCGACGGTTTCCTTTGTCATGGTAATTTTCTCAGCGGCGCCTTCAGCCTTGCCGGATTCAGCGGCATCAGCCAGAGCCTTTTCGAAATTCATAGACTTGTGGACCATCCCCAGGACCTTCCCTGAGAGTTTTCCATTGAACATATCATTGGCAACTGATTCGATCTCTGCCAACAGCTGTTCGGCTTCTTCCTCAGAAACATTGTTTTCAGCTTTAAATTTTTCCCACTCGGCTTTTGTCATCTCCTGATTCTTGCCGAATTCCTCATTAAAGGCTTTTGCTTCGGAGCTACGTTTCTGACGATCACTCATTGCTGACTGATATGCAGATTCATCCTCATCACCGGGCTGAGGAACAAGATCCTCGGGTTCAAAGTATGCGGCAATGGCAGCACGAAGTGGCGCACCTTTAATAAGCATCTGTAACATGCCGGCAAATTCGGGATGTGAGCTCATAACCTCCGAAATCTTTTCGTTCACCGCGCTGGTGCGCTGGCGATAACTCATTGCATCCTTCAGAATAACAACAGCGGCGGCGATAGCTTCCTCTGGTGTTGAAACCGGCTGATCGGGATTATTGGCGTTTACCGCTTCAATAAGTTCGGCAGCTGGATCAGTAGTCTGCTCTGCGGGAGGAGCTACTGGTGTTTCCGGGACTTCAGGAATAATATTTTCTTCGGCCATGTTTGCGTGTTTTTATTGTATGAAACAATTGCGCATCAAAAATATAGCGAAAAGTTATCAACGAAGCATCAATTACATACTTTATTGTATATATTTGCCGCATTAAATTTGTAATTAACAAGCCAATATGCAAAGAGAATCCACGAAAAAGCTGCACGCCATTGTGATTCAGGTGTATCAGGATGTTATTGCGGGACATGGGAAATATGCATCCATGATGCCGAAGGCAATGTTATACACGGAGGTCGCGGAAGATCCACGAGTGCCATTCAATGAGATAACCGTTGCTCAGATCATACGCGAACACCTCAAACATGGCGTCACCCAGGCATGATATAGAGACCATCATCCGGGAAAATATCCGGCGGCTCGATGAGATGTATTCACCCTATAACCCCTATACCGGGGAGGGTTCACCTACACCGCGAGTCAAGGTTTCTATTGTCAACGAGAGAAAGGAGCTTGTCGAATTGTGGCTTCCAGAGGAGATGATAAAGGAGGAGCCTCTTGTCGCTCGCATATTTGAAAGTGATACACTCGAGGCAGCACTGCAGCGCAATGGCATTCTGGCGCCCAGAAAAGAGCACTACATGGAATTCTGGCGCTGGTTTAATAAGCTTAGGTTTATTTACGACTTTGAATTCTGGTGCGCTGCAACAGTAAAGATTCAGGATAAGAGAACAAAAAAGGATATTCCTTTCAGACCAAACAAACCACAACGCAGATTGCTGGCAGAACTTGAGAAAATGAGGCTGGCCGGAATTCCAATTCGTATTATTATTGTAAAGGCCCGACAATGGGGTGGGTCAACGCTGATTCAGATGTACATGGCATGGCTCCAACTGATACTCCTGACCGGATGGCATTCAGTTATTGTAACGGATGTAGAGAACCAGGCGCGGCGCATCCGCGGGATGTACACAAAGATGGCGGAAAACTATCCGGTGGAATTCGGGTCCGTGAAAATGGATCCATACGAAGGGAGTCCGAAGTCAAGAATAATCGAACAGCGAGACTGCGTGATCACCATCGGGTCAATGCAGAAACCGGAGAACCTGAGAACCTTTGATATCGCTATGGCCCACTTGTCGGAGGTTGGGCTGTGGAAGGAGACAATGGGAAAGAAGCCGGAGGACGTGATGCAGTCCGTCATTGGATCCATATCGTCAGACCCGATGACACTCGTTGCCTTAGAGTCAACGGCAAAGGGTGTTGGAAATTTCTTTCACAAGAGATGGCTTGATGCAAAAAATGGAGTCTCCGGATATTTCCCGCTATTCGTCCCGTGGTTTGGTATTGAAAACTATCAGAAAAAACTTTCAGAAACATACGCTGAATTCATTGGAAAGATGGATTCCTATGATTGGTTTCTTTGGTCCCTGGGGGCAACGCTTGAGGGTATCAACTGGTACAAGGAGCACAAGCGCAGGGAGAGGCTGGATGACTGGCGGATGCAGTCGGAGTTTCCATCAACCGCAGAGGAGGCCTTTCAATCTACCGGCAGGAGGTGTTTTGCCCCACAGCATGTGGCGAAGTCAAGAAGAAATAATCGACCTCCAATATTTATTGGTGAAATCTTCGCCGACTCAGATCGTGGCGAAACCTGCACCAAAAATATGCGCTTTGAAAAAACCGCCGACGGCTGTCTCTGGGTGTGGGCCATGCCGGATAATGCAGAGATCATAAAGAATAGATATCTGGTATCTGTCGATATCGGAGGCCGATGGTCCGGGGCCGACTATTCTGTCATCCGGGTTTTTGATCGATACTGGCGCATGGAGGGAGGAGTTGATGAGGCCGTTGCTACATGGAAGGGGCACATGGATCAGGACCTACTTGCCTGGAAGATGGTGCAGATAGCCACGTTATATGGGAATGCAGAGATTGTCATCGAAACAAATTCGCTGCGTACTGAGAAGGCGGACACCGATGGGGATCACTTTTTCACAGTACTGGATGAGATTGCGGAGTTTTACGACAACCTGTATTGCCGGGAGGTAATTGACACTGCCGGCGGACCCGTCACAAAAAAATACGGTTTCCACACGAATACAAAGAGCAAACAGCTCGCTATTGACACCCTGAGTGCTGACATCCGCGACGATAGCTATGTGGAATATGATAGTCGTGTGTGTGATGAGGAGGATTCATACGAGGTAAAGACGAACGGAACGCTTGGCGCTGTTGACGGGGCGCACGACGATATGGTGATGGCAACCGCCATCGGCCGGTATGTGAGCTCCACGATGCCGGTCCCGGAAATAATCAAAACAAACAACACTAAAAAAACAAGGAGGAAAGCCAATGAATCAACTTTTTAAAAATCTGAAAAAAGAACTCAGTAGGTTATTGATTGTTCACATGATCCGAAAATTATTTATTCGCATCCGAATTTTTTTGTTGAAATGGTGGCTTGAAGTAATGAAGGTTGTTGGCGATGTGAGACGTAGGGTCGCTCAATATAAGGCTGAGGAATATCATTCCAGAACCGGCAAGAAGATAAATGTGATTGACGGCCGCCACAATACGGCCATTATGACGAGAGAGTCCCGGAAGGTATTGAAAAAAACAGGCGTGTTGAAAAAAAGCACCACCGCAATTGATGTGGATAGGGTGTCACACCAGATCATCCAGCAGGGAAAGAAGCAAGTGGATAAGAAAAACATTGTAAAGAAACGGAGGTAATATGGTTATTCTGATGGATATGACGCTGTGTCGCGTCAATAAAAACAATGGCGTAGCGACTGAGGAAAGAAAGCTACCCATGCGTAGAGAGCGTGAATTTGAGTCAGTTTACGAAATGGATAAGTTTCTTGATCGTCTCACCCGATTGCACTATCCCGGAAAAGAAATTAACGCAACATACCAAACAATAAAAATCAGCCAAGTGAAAGAACTTCAAAAACTAATGGACGAGACCGGCGCATGGTCGAATCACACATTCGATAATGGTAATTTTTCACAGCAACGATGCGTCCCTATATCATATCACCTACAGAAAGAGACAAAGGAGTTGACGGAGGCGCTTGAAAAATTCTTTCAGTCCCCTACTCTGCTAAATAAAACCGATGCTGAAAAAGAATTCTCAGACTGCTTTATCCTTTTGCTTGACGCCGGTAATAAATTCGGATTGTCTGCAAGAGAAATGATTTATAACGCATTTGATAAGCTTGAGATTAATAGAAAAAGGAAATGGGGAAAACCTGATGAACACGGGGTTGTAGAACATATTCGGGAACAGGAATAATTTTTTTATCCAAAATAGTTGCATTTACTATTTTAATTGTTTATATTTGATGCAATATTACAGAACATTCTAACGTTTGTTTACTAAAAGGAGGCATTATGGCAAACACCTATTATGTTATCAGGGACGCCGAGAATGGCGAAATCGAGTTTCATGTGTTCGATAAGAAATGGACGAAAGATGAGAACAGGGCTCGAAAACATTACATGCTCAAGCATGCTATTTCTACATCTAAATTCAACGGCGGGAGGGTTGTGAGTGGATTCGAACTTCTAATTCTAAAGGAGAAAAAGTCATGTACTACATAATCTGCACAAACAAAAAGGGACAAACATTGTTCCTGGCCAACCGGAAGCGATTTTCAAAAAGCTGGTGGACCACAAAGATAAGCCTTGCGATGGAATACATATACAGGCATGCTGCAGAAAAATTCATTGCCAGGCTATATCTCAACAACCCGCGAATAATTGACGGATCTGAAATGAAAACCATTTTACGAAAAAAACAACCATCATGTACTACATTGTAAAAGAAACAGAACGGACCAGCGAGTTTCTGGCCGACAAAAAGAAAATCAAGGGACAGACGTGGATCAACGACTTGTCACTTGCAAAACCATTTAGCTATCGAGTTGAGGCGGATTATGCCGCCGGAGAGTTGCGTCGCAACAATCTTCGCGTTGTGGATGAACAGCAGGCGCGCTCAATTCAGGATGATAGCGAGTATGCATCACTTGAGGAAGTTGAATACAGCAATGAATAAGGATCAGCTTGCATATTTGGTAGGATTCAGTCATCCATCTGATCCATACTGGCACGTCAACTCTGACAGACTCATGGAGGTAATCAATGGCACGCTTGAGTCGCTTTGGATTGACATCAATGTAAAACAGCCGCCAATTGAACAGGAGGTGCTGTTTATTACAACCGGAGGCGTGATTCGCTTCGGCAAGAGGATCTACAAGCAGGGCAAAATAGGTCCGGTATTTCTCGACTTCAAGAATAAAAAAGAGCGAACGAATGTAATCCGATGGAGGTACCCGTAACATGCCTAAAATAACCATATCGGCGACCTTTATGCCTGGTGACAAGGTGTATGATCTGGATGATCCGAACAAAAAACCATGCATAATTGATGCAATAATTATCAAAAAAGGTGGTTTATTTGTTTATTTGTTAACAAATGGGGAGATTAAATATACCTTCCAGATCGCCGAGTGGTCACAGTTCATGAAAAATAATTCTCATAAATCTTGACTTCAGCTATGAAATGTTTTATCTTTGTTGTGCGAAACCCTAAGAATGAAATTGTATTTTCTGATATTAACAATATCGGCGTCTTGCCAACCGCTCCCCGAAAGGGGTACTCAAGTTTCTTGGGGTTTCGCAACCGGTTGGTGGACGTCGTGTTTTTTCTATAACCAAAATGCGAAACACAAGAAACAACGCAACCGATCCTCCTGACGAGGTTCCGCTGCAGGAGAGCACCCGCGCCAAACAGGGTGGCAAATCAATCAACTTCCACTCATCTGATGTTCGCGTAGCGAAACAGGAGGAGTATAATCAAACAATCACAAGTCTTCCGCCCGAGGAGTTAATCCGGGAGTGTATCCGTCTGAAAACGGAGAACGCCATGCTAATGTATTTTGTAAGTGAAAAAGGATTGTTGCGCGAATTCACTGAGAGTCGCGGAGTAAAGTAATCGGTAAATCTTAAAAATAAAAAGTCATGGAAACTTCAAAAATGTTTCAGTACAATGGTTCGCCGGTAACCTTTATGCCCGGCCAAAACAGAGATACAATGATCAATGCTACCCAAATGGCAAAACCATTCGGTAAAAAAGTAAATCATTTTTTCGAGGATGAGTCGCGCAGAGATGTATTGCTAATGATTTGCAGACGCAACTCGCTTAATATCAATGAAGGCGAAATTTCGCCTTCGGAAAAAACAGAAGAATGGGCTAATATTTTCCCAGAGTCAATACGGGTTGTCAAAGGAAATCCAGCAGGAGGAGTTGTTCAAGGCACGTGGTTTCACGAGGACATTGCCCTTGAATTTGCCAGATGGCTAAGTCCTCAATTCGCAATCTGGTGCAACGATCGTATCAAGGAACTCATGAAATTCGGTTTCACCGGTACAGACAATTTCATCGACAGCCTACTGCGTAATCCGGAGCAAACTATATCAACCCTGACCAGGGTGAGTGAACTTCTCGTTGATGAACGCAAAAAGAATCAGGAGTTGTCAGAAAGGAATTTTGATCTGGCCGAAAGCAACCAAAAACTGGCCGACGACATTGGTGAGTTTCAGGTTGACGCTGACAGAAAGCTGCTGGTCATTACCGAACAGGCCAAACAGCTTGGCATTCAGGCTCCACGCGTGGAGTATGCCAATAAGGTGCTTGAGTCGACGTCGTACATCCTGATCACCATTATTGCGAAGGAACTTGGTATGGGGCCGGTGATGCTGAATCGCATCCTCAAAGACATGGGTGTGATAAGAAGGGTTGACAAAACCTGGGTGCTAACCCATAAGTATCAGGGTAAAGGCTACACTGGAACCGAAACGTACACCTACACCGATGCCAACGGCGTAATAAAGACGTCGGTCAATCTGGTATGGACTGAAACCGGCCGCAGGTTTATTCACGAGTTGCTGAATCCGAAGCTAAAAAAGAATACGGGGATCTCAGAAGCGTAGATATCAATAATCAGGATTAAGAAAAAAGGCCCTCATATGGGGCCTTTTTAAGTATCTATTTGTTTGGGTCAATCTCTGGATGCGCTGTTAAATAAATATCCCGGAGTTTAATACCGGCGACAAAACAGACGTCTTTTAGTCCAACTTTAATCCCTTCAAATTCAGGGTTATTGTATAGATAGTTTTTTATTGCTATAAACTTGTCGGATGCAGTGTCCATAAATAGGGTGTCGAACGCCAATTTTTCAACATCAAGGGCTGTAGATGGTTTTTGAGCCTGCATTACCGAGGCATAATACGATCCATGGTCTTCAATAAGTTCCTTCGTCCCACAACTTTCAAAGAATTTAACACCAATGTCTGATAATTGAGTAGGACTCTGAGACTTACCCATCGACGTACCAATACCCGTATTACCCAACAAGAGTAAGTCGTAAATCTTATCCAGCTTTGATTCAATCTTAGACACGCCATCGGCATGATGCTTACAATCGCCTTCTGATTCAAATTTCTTTGTTGACCTCTTTACCGTTTTTAAACTGAAAACCATCCAGCATGCAAAGATGGTGGCTGCAATAATCAGGAAAATAAACGGCCACTTTTCAACAATATATGATACAAATGCGTCCATATCCATGTTTTTTGTTGTGCAAATGTAGTATTATTTTAAGACTACAGTATTAAAACGAACTAAAGGTACGAAAAATTATCATTGAAATCAAGTATGGTCGAGTTTCAGACATATTATTATCTTATACATAGTGTGATTAGGTAAATTATTCCCATGATCACGGCAATTATCAGCCCGAGTACTAGGTTGTCCTTTATGCGTTGTTTCAGGTTATTCATTGATTATTGCTTCTTATAACCTGCTAATGGAATCAATAAGAGCGTATGGGACCATGCTGGAACTCTTGAAAATTCTTATTACTCTTGCCGTAAATACTCTTGAATATAAAAGCCTATACGGAATTGGTATTAATATAAACGCTAAGCAGTCAGCCCCAAAGCACAACAATCCAGTCTGCCATGAGTAAAATAATAACATCAGAATCAGAATAATGTATTTAGCTAATGTGATTAGTCGGACTAAGAAAAATTTATCTGGCAATAATACAGTGACAAACCTGCTATCACCAGATGCGTTTCTACTTATAATCATGGCTGCCCTCTGCATTCCAAAGAAATAAAAGTTCACCAAGGCAATAATAATAAATACAGATATATAATACATGCTGAAGAAATTTTCATCTATCAATTTTAACAGATGTAGATTTATCTACACCAAAAGATTTATATTTAAAATATATCGTGGCCGACTCTAAGTCGGGGGTTGGGTAGCTTGCGGCTCCGTATTCAATTTTTACCGAACCGTTCCCGCTTCCGCTGAGTGGCGATGCGTTAAGTGATTGAATTGGATAAAAACCATTGTCTGGATAAACTGTCCAGTCGGTGTTACTCTCCACATCAACATAAAACTGACCAGAATTATTGGTTGCATACCAGACTGTCGGGCTAACAGTCAAGACCCCCTCAACCGCCTCCGGCTCATCCTTTTTACACCCCGAAAATACAGCCAACGCCAGTATGACGACAAAAAATAACTTTTTCATATTGCTTCCATTTAGAAGCAAATGTATAAACTTTTCACAATAGAAGCAATAGAAGCAACAAAATTGTTGACCCCTGAAATCCCCGCGTGAATAACTTTTGTCGCTTTAATTTCTTCTCAATCGCCGAATATAGCGCTGCATCCTGTTGCCGAATGATGCTGTCGTTGGCTATTGTGCGCTCATAGGACTTAATTATTTTCTCCTGAGTCAAGATAATTGTGTCCCGCTGCGCAATAACCCCAGAGGCCGAATCGGTCTTTTCCTTCCACATATCGCGCTCCGTATATACTCGCCAGAGCTCTCGCGCTTGTGGTGCGGTGAAACAATAAACCGTATCACTCGCAATGCTCACCCACCCCGGCCATTTTGACTGTGAAAAAGCTGTCGAGGTCAGTGTAAGAAGCATTATCAATATGATTGAACTTCGTTTCATACTTGTTTGTAATGTAGTTATTGATCTTATTCCAGTCTTTTCGGTCGATATTATCAACCACCCGGAACAGTGAGTCCCGGTATGCATTTTCCTTAGCGTTCTCAGCGTCGGCAGAATCTTTGATTTGTCGCGCTGTCTCCTCCGGGAGACTTTTTACATCCCTCCGGAGGCTAACAACGCTTATCAACAACCCAACCATGAGTGCTATCAGAATGAGAGTTAGAATGTTTTTCATTTCCATATGTTTTGGTCCTTAATTTCCGCCGGCAAACTTCCCCATTCCTCTTGTGTGAAAATCGCCCCCGTTTTCCCAATTATGAAATCACTTTTTACAACGAATCCTACAACATCATCAGGAGTAAGCTTCAGCGCTAATTGATTTGGATTTGGATCATGCACAATGTTTAAATCGGTATCAATAACCACGGAGTGATAAACATCTTCAAATGTTTGGCTCTTTACCGTAGCGTCAAGATATCCATTTATACCACCATCAAACTTTGCAATTTTAATCATCAATTCAAGGGAATCATCTTTTTTTCGATTGATATAGGTAATCCCATCTTCATATCCTTTTCCCCTGTAGAATTTGTGCATCTCAATGAAATGATTTGTATCCGGATACTTTTCATTGTTTTCAAATTCAATAAAATTAGGCACATCTTCAAGCGGCAGCTCAAACAAACTTGCGACAGCTGCTTGCATGCAATTGCCACGGCCTTTATCAACTATTGTTTGAAATACCTTTTTCATATATCTTTGCTTGTGCTTCGGCCCGGTGTTATTGTATTGAGACTTCTGAGCATTTCAATTAATTCAGGCTGCGGATGAGCGTCGGACTTGTCAGGCCTGTACGAAACATGCGCCCATATTCCAGGCTCTCCGTCAAGCGCTCGCGTGCTTGTGTCCCACATATCCTCATGATACTCAAGCGAAATTCCAAATTCAGTATGAAACCATAACAGGAGGTTTTTTAAAGACTCTATCTCCGCCAGTGTATATCTCTCGAACCACTTAAAGCCACGGAAACCATCTTTGTAGTATATGGCCCGACTTGGATCAACCACGGCGCCAGACCACGAATATAATTTACCGCCCTTTTCTGTTAGAGCTCCCCAGTTGCAGATTTCAATCTGGACAGCTTGAGAATTCAAAAACTTATCGTGTGCTTTGGTTTTGTATTTTGCTGGTACATTGCCGCCGCCCGGATTAATAGCGTACCCCCAAAACTTCGGATCAAACCCCTCAAATATTTCACCGCTGTCAACTATTCCATACGCGGTGCATACCCCATTATATTTGTCATTGCGCCACCAATCATACATTCCCCTGGCGTTATCCCATCCCGCAGAATGATGTATCACTACGATATTTTTTTTCGTTTCAACGGCAATATGCTCATTGAAATTCAATTTTGTTACCTGTGGTTTAAGCGGCATTTTGCTGTCCTCCCATCATTTTCTGTAACAATTCCACTGCCTTCGGATCGCCCTGTCCGGCGGCCTGCTGAATAGCGGCCATATCGGGTGTTCCTCCCTGAGCTGCCTTTTCTTCCTCCTGCTCGATCTGCTGAAGCATCTGTTCAGCAAACGGGAGTGAAGTGTTTTTGAGGAACATTTTCAGGTTGATCATCTGGCTCTTGAGCAGATCCATTAATAGGCTGTCAATGGCATTGCGATAAACCGGAGTGTCAACCGACTGAGTGAGCACTGTATCAAATTCGACATCCTGGACCAACTTAGGCTCATATACCTTGATTGCGTCGGTATATGTTTTGCCAGTAACAGCAAGATATCTCTCCTCCTTGTAAAACTGTTTGATCACCTTCATTGCTTTCAGGTCACGGCGCTGGATAAAGCTGTTGAATGACTTTACTTTATCCATGGTGTTCATGGATGCATTCTGCGACTCTTGGGCGTAAAGGCTGGCCGGTGTGCCTGATGGCGCGCGCTGCCCCTGGATGGATGGACCAACACCCGAAATCTGTTGAATAAGATTCATCTGTACCTGCAGATATTCAGATAGTCCGGCCATGTGTGCCTGACCATTGAACTGCTTGATCACACTGTCGATGTTCTGACCCTTGGTGAGTTTAATGGTCACAACGCCATTATGGGCCGTCCATGCGGATGCAATCTCGGCAAGATCCATCTTGTTTGCGTTGACAGCTTCCTCATCAACCACGAGCACACCCTTTGCGCTGGCGCCAATCATCATGTCCATCATAATCATTGAGCGGTTGATGGCGCGCTGCTGATCAATAATATCCTCAACCAATCCCCAAACTTCGTGGTTTAAAAGTGGGTGCAACATCAGGATGTATGGATGCTCCTCATGTGCGTAGGGTGTTTCACCTTCCCATAACGCCTGGCCGCTTGATGTCAAATGCTTGCAATACCAGTATGGCTCTTTGAATTCTGTAAATGTGAGCAATGGGGTTTCTTCCGGGGACAATCCCTGCTGGGCTCCAATGCGAAGTCTGTTCTCATTCTCGCGCTTGACTTCTGATTCAGCTCCCTTCCCGGATAGAATGGTAAATGACAACGCCGTTGGGTCCCACACCTTGATGCGCCAGTCTGTGCGAATAGCGTATATCTCATATACCCGACGCTTATCCATATCGTTTGGCGTGAGAAAATTATTCATAAGCTGCCGACGATCCATGCGTTGAGCCATGTCAGAAAGATCGGACGTGTTTGATGGCGAACTGTAATACTCAAGGATTCTCTTTTCATCGGCGCGAGTCTTAGCGTAAATGGTTATGATTTCATCAACGCTATAATCATGGAATTCTCCAATAAGCTTCAGGTCATGCATTCGCGGGTCGCTGATATTGGTGTTCCAAAACTGATTAAAGAGGTTGGTATTCTCAATAAACAGGTCATCGATATTTCTTTCCTTCCAATTTTTGAAGCGAATTTTCTGTGAAGCGTGACCGGACATCAGAAAGGATTCAAACATACGCGCATCCAATTCGTTTGTCATGTTTATTCCAAGCGCATACTGCAACGCATTGGTCATCATCTCCTGCTCCTTTGCCTTTTCCTTCGCTCTGGCAACTGCAATTGTTTTGGTCGGTGCGCTTCGATACTGGCCGATGATGTTATTGATGAGCTGCCTGATCTGGTTATTTTTAAGCGGAACCTGTCCTTGTCGCGCAATCCATTCACCCTCCGTGATGAACTGCCCGGCGTTTTCTGGATCTTCCATCGCGTCCGACCACTGCTCACCACGGTAGTATTTGAACGACCGCATTGCGCGCGCCCTGAATGTAGATAGTGCATTCCAATAGTTTTCACACCGCTGCAACAAGAGAAGGTTGTCACCCGTGTCATCCAGTGATTTTGCCGGGACTGAATTACTGAGGTTAATCTTACCCTTGATTTGCGCCGCCCGGCTATATCTCCGCAGATTGATTTCGTCTGTTACTTTCCTGATACTCATGGTTTTTGTTGTTTAATGATCGTGTCAAAATATTTCTCTGAAATTTCTCGTTGTATTTTCAGGCGTTCGTTTTCATCCGTGACATCCTTCAATGTTTTAGAAGCCTCTTTTATGTCATCCATGAAAAATGGGTTGACATTGAGGTTTGTTTCGGCTTCAAAGTGGGTAAGAAGGGATTTTTTGTCGCTCTTTTTCGATGGATCCAGTCCAGAATACATGTCGGCGTTTTCCTTGTACCATTTGTCAAACATGGCTCTCTCGTAATTATCAATCTCCTCATAGCGATTGTATAATTTCCAATACTGATCAACATACTGTGATCTCCAAGGCTGACGGATAAACCGATTAAGCACGGGGATCATGTTTGCGTTGACCTCATCAAAAACACCATCCTGCTCGCCTTTGGTGTACTTAATAGCGCCGTCAACAATGGCGTCCGATGTTTTGAATAACTGATTAAAGAATTGACCTCTACCTCCCAGGTACGACTCAATCAGATATTCAATATTGGATGGGTTCCAGTCCGCAATACCAGGGACCTTTGAAACACCACCCTCATCGTCGATGCTAAGGAGGGACTTAACTTTAGGATCACCACCGCCAAGCTGAAACAGCTGATCTGAAATCCATTGATAAACCTCCCCGGTGTTTTTCTTCGCCTGCATTGAATTCGGAGTCAGGTCATCAATCTTCTTTGTGAAACCTGCATTGCGAATATCTCTGCCGGTAAAGTCTTTCCCGGTCACCCACACATCAAACATTGGCTGAAGTGACGTTGGGACCAATGGTCTTATGGTCAATCCGCCGTTTTCGGTGATCAACTGTCCTGGTTCAAAGGGACTAAAGCTGTTGGCGAAGTCAGATAAGCTGCCGGCCACATAGCCACCAACCGACTTGTCTCCATTGACAACGCTGTGCAGTTGTTCGCCCATGCCATAGAAAGATCTGAACACTGGCGGAAGCGGGATGGAAATGAATGACTTGTCGTCGTCGTCCCAGAATGTCGGAATGATCAGGTAATTTTTCCGGAGGTATGGATTAAGCGCTTCGTAGTAGTTGCCAAACTCATCATCATCTCCGCCGATCATCCGATTAAGCGCGCCCATGATGTAACCAAGCGCAAAGAATGACACTGAGGCGGTTGTTATCGCGACCTTGTTTTTCTTTGCAAGGCCCATGAAGTTGAGACCACCCTGAACAGCGGGGTTGAAAAATGCATACATAGCCCCCAGAAATGACGTAAGCTGACCTTTCCGGTCAAAGTTGACCGTGACGTTCTTTGCGGCCTTGATCGCCTCAGAATCGCTCTTTCCTGTCTTTACGGCAGCAATGTATGTGGCAAACCTTGACATATCCTCTGACCACCCAGCCATGTAGTCCAATGTTTTATTCAAAAAACGACCTACATGTATGGCTGCGTTGCGTGGTTTAAGTGGTTTTGACAAAATTGATATGTCGCGCTCTATCTCGACCTTGATCTTATCAAGCTCCATATTGCGAAGGAAACCGGTGCGGCCACCTCCGGATATAAAGTCAGCATATAATTTATCGTAGTAGTAGCGATTTCGGGTAATGCCATCGTATTTCTCGGGCTGAGCTTTACCACTCATCGCTCTGGTGATGGCTCCGGATGCCCGGCGCATATTCAGCACGAAGGATGTTCCCTGGTTGTCGGATGCGTTGGAGATCCAAGCATAGGCAAAGTCCCTCGTTAAGTTCGGGATGATGAAGGCCGGGTTCTTTGATGTCATCAGGGAGGACATGAAACGAGTCACGCGCCCAACGGTCCTCTGTGATACCCTGGATGCATCCTGCCACATATCGTTATTGTGGTTGATCGCATTGGCAACGTCCGGATCGGTTGTAACGATGATGTATTTCTCTCCATTTTCAAGCACCTCGACCTCACGCTGTTCGGCCATACTTCCCGGCAGGTGTCGCTTGTATTCGCTTGCCACTTCAGTTGTCACAAGGTCGGCCTCAAATAGAGCGTCCGGAGGTTTGACTGTGGTTTCGATTGTTTTTTCCAGACCGGTTTCAGGGTCAATGATACCGGTTTTCACATACCAGACTTTTTTCGCCTCAAACAATCCATCCTTCTTGTCGTAGTTCTTGCGGATCATATTGAGAAACGCCTGCTTTGTCTTGTTATCCTCACCCCAGACGACTGCGGACATCATCATATTTTCCATATAGGCCAGTGGTGAGTCGGCTTCGGAAATACGGCCCTCAGCTGATTTCAGCATATTTGAATTTCCACCGTGTCCCTGCTGCCAGTCGAATATATCCTTGCCATCCTCGCGCCATCCACGGAGAGGAACATAATTACTCCATCGGGTTGACAGTTCGGTGTGCTGCTCCTCGTTGATTGCACCATATTCAAGATACAGATCAAGCACCGCCGCATTCATATCGTGAACAAACACGCTTAATTCGTCAGCCTTCTGTTTCCCGATTTTGCTTTCATAGTCAGCGGCAATGGCGTTGGCAACATCATTGTCAAGAGGAACACCATCAAAGTCAAGCTTTTCATTCAGCTCGTCGCTGATCTTATTGAATTCCTCTGTTGATGTATTTGGATTGACCTTTGACGCCAACTGCGCCTGCAAATATGCTTCGCGGATGGGATGATCTTTCGGTAAAATGATACCGCCGGAATAAACCCTGTTTGGATCTTCATCCGTGTTCTTCGACCGGTAATAATCATTTCTCTCTGGCGCATGTTTGGCAATCAGATATTTTTCAATATCCTGGAATGTGAGTGAACGATTACCCTTCATTATTTCGACAATCTTCTTTTCAATGGGGTCAAGTAGTTTATCACTCAGCTTTTCAATACGAGCCATCGCGCGGGAACGGGCTCTGTTTTCCTGATCGTAGGCATTGGAAAATGTATCAATCTTTCCACCCCTGCGAATAACTTCATCCTGCAGGAGTTTCACCGGCTGCATTCTGTCACCAAATAACATGCGGAGTCTGTTTCCGGCACCACGGACAATCTTCTGGTTTTTCGGGAGACGTGGACCGGATGAAGCGCGGAACATTGGAACGCCATCCAGCACGGAGTCTTTCATGCTGTCGGTTACAGGAATTGAATTCACTTCGCCGATTTCCGAAAGCTCCACAGGCTGCACCTGGGCGCCGAATTTCTTTCCGATCTTGTTTGCAATGGAGGGGATAATGTTGTCGTAAAAGGCTTTCATTCCTTCGCCACCGACCTTGAGATCAAGGCCTGCATAAACATTTGATTTCCGCGCCGGAAAGTTGTATTTACCTATATTGAAATCATCAATGATTCTTTTAGCCAAATCCCTGCCTACTGTATTTTCAAGATCTTTTTCCGCAACTGTTACCCTTCTTTTCCCGCCTCCATTATATTCTATTTCTAAGGCGTAGTTTTCGTTATTATCTTTTTTAGCCACTATCTCATTAACCTGCTTACTAAGATCATATCTTTCGGCTTGCTGTTCGCCATTAGTCCATGCAATTCTGTCGAAGTTGTTCTCTGCTGCATAGCGGATCATGCGTCGCATAACAAGTCCGGCCCACTGGTCAGTCTTTTTGAAAGGCATGTCCGGAACATTCTTTTCAATGTTTGCGGCCGCTTTCCAATCGATAAGCAACTGAATGTATTTTGGGTCAATATCAAAGGTTTGCACGAAATCAGGATCTTTTGAAATCTGCCTTGCAGCTTCCTGCCATGAATTAAAACCAAGATTATTCATGTCTTTAATTGCCGCAACTGCATCCTTTCCAAGCTGAGTATCCCATTTGAAATCCTTCGGCTTAAATCCTTCTTTTTTACCACTCTGCGCCCAATCAGACTGTACTTCCTCAAGGAATAATACCTTGTTTCCATCTTTATCTGTTCGCTCGTTGAAGCGGATGTGCGCAAGGATATTTGGCTCGTTGAAATGGGAGGATTTGAAAGCTGACTTTTCCTCTTTTGTGGCTATTCTGTTTTTAAACAATTTGATTGCTTCCGTCTCGGATATAGCTGATTGAAGCCCTTCATATTCACCATCCCTTTCAATTGAATATAAATACTGATCACCATTAAGTTTTTCGTGTTTAATTGCCGTTATTTTCCCCGATACGCTTACGGGCATCGTCAACAGCATCTCTTTGTAATTGTCTCCGCCGGGGAGTTGGTAGTCTGAATATTTTGCGTCGGTCAATTTGGGTAACTGGTAGTCATACGTCTGAGCACCACCTTGTATCACCATCTTGCCATCAACTAATACATTGTAGCCAAATTGTGTTGCCGAAGATGCATTTTGAACAACTTCAATATTCTCAGCATCCGGATATTTACTTTTAGCCCAATTCTCCCACACTTTAATATTAGGATCAATTGTTGGTCTAATTTCCCCTTTGGTTATATCCTCAATCTCCACCCGATTCTCATCGACCCATTTCTGAATATCCTCTCTGGTGAATATTTTTCCCGACTCATTGAAATTATCATCCCATCCCATCCAGTCAAGTTCTGCAGGCTTCGCTCCGGAATTCATCAGCATAGCCTTCCATTGTGCCGGCAGCGCTTTATTCTGCTGGATCTTGCTGAGTGCTGTTTCGACTGTAGACTGGTAGGTTTTTGGCGATGGGGTTTTTGTGGATGCGTGGAATTGTATCTGCGGTTTATTCCGATCAAAGGCGCCGGTGTTACCGGTTGCAGACTTGATCTGATTGGGATCAAGCGCGACAAATTGATCATTATTCCCTCCTGCAGCACCGTTGTCAAAGGATGTTCCCTTGATAACTATTCCATCATATCCATCATTTTTAAGATTCTCGACATATTCTTTTACAACCTCGCCTGCATTATTCAAAGACATTCCAAGTCCGCCGATGTTTGCATCCCTCGACCCCTTCCCGGCTATTTTGTAAACATCGGTTCTAAACTTCTGATACGCATCGGAATAATGAAGTTCGTCAGATTTATCTTTAAGCACCGACAATTCTTTCACATACTCAGCTGCTTGAAGTCCGTCAGACATTGCCGCAGCACTCCCTTTTGTTCTGGCTGAATAATAATCCCTGTTTGTGTCATCAATCCGTCCATAAGCGGAGAGATTAAACGCCTCAAGTTCTTGCCAGTTTCCATAATACTCACTCCACTTGCTCCTGAGCTTCGATATAGTATTTTCCGCAGCATCTATCTTTGATCGAATATCAGATATGGCTTTAGGATCAACCGAGTCGGTTGTAAATATTTTAGGGTTTTTGATTGATAGATATGTGTCGTACACTACCGGACTATTTCCCTCACCGTACCAAATTTCTTTTGCAAAGTTTTCCCCGAAATTTTCAGCTGACGAAAACCAAAAGCCAACTTTTGCAATATCGTTTGATTGTCCAGACTTTTCAATATCAAACTCAGTGAAATTACTAAGGCTGCCATGGTTTACTACCAGCGGCCGGCCAGACTCATCCACAACCTTGCTATCTCCAAACCACTTCCAAAAGTTTTCAATACCGGAAATGGTTGGATGAATTGCCTTGCCGTCACTGTTGCGGGTCGGTCTTTCAACGCCATCAACCGTTATGGTTTCCGGAATAGCTTCGGCTGTTGCATCCATCGCAACACCGCCAGTCTCAACAATAGCATTCAGATACAGAGTGTGATCCATCGATACCGGAAACTGCATCCCCGACATAACGGACGTAACAGAGAATGGCTGCGCCATAACAAGGTTGTCAGCAATAACAATGGCCTCATCCGGTTTTACTCCATCCTTTATTAATTTCTCAGCGAATTCATTTCTCTTTTCATCCCTGAAGATTACATTTCTTGCGTTTACCTCTCCAAGCTTAACCCTGTAAGCATCGTTGTCCGACAATTCAAATGCGAGTCTCTGCCTGATTTTGCCAAGGCGTTTGAGTTGATCATTGATTTCGGACAATGCTTTTGCGCGATCAGATACATTGCGATTTTTCCACCTGCTTAGATCCTCTTGCTTCCCGATCAACAACCGCGCTTCCTGATCAATTTGACTGATTGCATCAGTCCTCGCCTCCATGGATGCACCGGGCTCGAATCCCTCAATACCCTGAATTGCATGCTGTACTTCATGCAGTAATGTGTGACGTAATTCAGTGGGCGTCCAGTTGTGGTTTGAATTTATGACAATTGATTGGGTCTCTTGTTCAAAACCACCCTTGATGTTTGCGCCATAACTTTCTGTTCGGACGGTTATGTCGGCCAGCTTAGGGTAATACTTAAAATGTTCCGGGGCCTTGATGACGTCAGAGAGTTTAACCTTTCGTGGCTCTGGATCCAATGGATCCGCAAAGTCGATAGATATATCCTGAATGATGCTTTTTACATTGCTTCCCTTCAGGGTGAAGTTGCGATCACTGAATTCATAAAACCATTTTCCATCAGGACCCTTCTCCCATCCGGTTACAAGCTTGATCTCGTTAGCGCCATAACCAAGTACACTCATCTGAAGTGCCTCGACCTTCTTCTCCTCGACGATAATTGCTTCATCCATATTCTTGATGGCGTTGTCACCAGCCATTGAAAACATTGGTTGACCAGCGACTACCGATTGCTTTGCGGCATTGCGAATAAGGTTCTGTTTTGACTTCTCTGCCAGTACGCGCAGGTCTGTTTCTGAGAATGGAATACCGTAAGCATTGAACAGATCTCTGACCATCTGCTTGATCTCGGCCCAAATACTCTGCATCCAGGTCGGGGCTGTGCCATTCATAAGATCCTCGAATGAATACGCAAGGAATTCATCAGCAATTGCCTGTGGCTTGCCGGAGTAATAGCCTTTGTTGATATCAATTATTTCGGCTCGTTGTTCCTCAGACATGCCGTTATATACCTGAGTCAACAGCTTGTCGAATTTCTCTCCAAACAACTGTCTCATGCCATGATGTGCAACAACTTCGTGCGCGATCAGGGTTTTGACTTTATCAACGTCGCTGATATTTGATGGAATAAGGACGACCTCCGGGCTCCCGGACGTCTCATTGTAAAATCCATCAATCATAAAGTCGGACTTTGCGGCCTTTGCTTTTTTAAGTTCCTCCTTTACATTGTCGGGCAATTCATTCATATTGGAAATTGCGCGGACTGGTATTCCAAAGCCCTTTGCAAAGTCGTTTGCAACTGACTGAATAAGACGGTGCCAGGCAATATCGTTTTCGGCCGCAGCGACAATCTGCTCAAGTGCGTTTGAGCGGAATAACGTCAGATTATTTCCGTCGGTGCTAATTATTTCACCACGAATTTTTTCAAGGCTGTCAATATATTTCTTTGCCTCATCAACCTTGCGTTGATAGGGGGCCATTGCCGCCTGAAAGTTCTCCGACGATGTGTCTGATTCAACGTCATCAAACATACCGATCTGATTGGTCGGACCCTCTTGGTCAACACCAAACAGATTAACACGATTTTGTAATTCTTTCGCGTGCTTATCGCGCTCGTTTACCGCAACCTTCCATCGCGCCCTGGCTGCGGCAATCTCTTTATCTATCTGCTGTATTCGCTGACGTGACTGCGGAGACAGATTACTATCGGCAGCGTGGAATGGAGACTCGAGTTCGGTTAAATCTTCTTCTCCTTCATTGCTGTCTGGTCGTGCTCCCGGATCATCTGGGACGCTGCTCTGATTCTCCTGATTAAATTCAGATCCACTGGATTCGGTTTGGGTGGATTGAAATACTGGCTTTTCGATTTGTCCATTTCGGGAGTCGATGATGAGGTGTCTGATGGTTTCATAATTGTCATTGGTTAATTCGTTTCTGACGGACTCAAGTCGGCTCAAAAGATCCATCGACTTATCGCTGGTATATCTTTTTAAAAACGACTCAATTACTTCAATATTGTTTTTGGATGAAACGCGTTGATATTGACTCGGCCATACACCCGTAATGGTCCGGAATTTTTCTGCAAGGGCCATGCGTCTTGCGCTGTTCTTAGGATTAGAGCGGGACAATTCAACCATAAACTCGGCAATCTTCTCCGCATCCTGCTGTGATCCTTCCATATCAAACCCCATGGCAATAACATCAAGGGGTGTTCCCTTCTTATTGAAAAACATCCGCGCGAGGGTCTGGGTTATTTGTTCCGGATCATAGACATTTGCAAATGATTTCTGAGTGGTCTTATAACCACCATCGGCAAGGGCCTGTTGCCATGGTTTCAGAGTGTTATACGGCAGTCGATCATTCTCCATTTGCCACGCCTGGTATATCTGCGAAGGATCTGCTGAGTTTTTTATCACATAGTCAATAAACTCCGTCTCGGATGTAGCTTTGCCAACACTGGGAGAATACGATAGCGGTAAATGAGTGCGCTTCCCATCACCCAACCAGTCTTTGAAGTTGTCCATCTCCATTTCGGTTACTGCGCCGAAACCGGTCCATCCTTCATCATAGTTTGCCATGTATGCAGCAACGGCCTCAGCTGAGCTGTTAAAGCCAAGCATGACTTTATGCTCGTCAAAATTGCCGTTATTATCCAGCTGGTCAATTATATACACGTTTTCGCTTATAAGATCATCACCAAGGAACACGTCAACCTGGTCTTTATCTTTGCCCTCTGTCCGTTCGAAATACCCGTAGGTATTATTCATGGTTGTGCTCCACGGCTCACCATTGGCGTCAACGCCTGAGCGCTCTGATCCCTTCGGGTTTTCAATAGCAATATTCAATCCCTGTACTTCGATGCGACCCTTCTTGTAATTACCGGCCTCCTTCTGTTTCTCAGTTGGGTTGGTATTTGTGACGGCCTCCTGTTGTGTAATTTCTTCCGGGGAGGATGTGTTTTCCGGAACCTCAATAACCGGAGCCTGTTCTGTTTCCGGTTGTATTACTTCCGCCTGCGGGGTTTCCTGCTGAGGTGTCAAGGTTTCGGCTGTAGGTGTCAAGGTTTCATTCGGCTGCTCCTGAATGGGCTGCTGCTCGATGACTGGCGCCTGCTGTTCAATGGGTGTTTCTGCGACCGGCTGTTGTTCAACTACCGGCTGGACCTGTTCGGCCTGGGCCTTCTGGATCGGATGAGAAACAATCCGGTACTCATTTGGTGCATCGACATCGTTCGGATCAGAAACGTCAACAACTGTGAATTCTCGTTTCCCGGTGAATCTGGGCGCAAGTTTGGTAATTATCTTCTGTGCGTCTGCCTCTGAGTCGTAAGTTGAATTGCTGGTTGCAATCTTGTTTTCATCAATGGTGAAGTCGACGTTTACCTTTCCGTCACTCGTTCCAAACTGCTTGATAACCGGCTGCGGGGCTTGTTGTTCACCCTCTGTATTAGTGATCTGACCCTCTGTTGTAACGGGAGAACCCTCTGTTGTAACGGGAGTTTCAACCACCGGCTGCTGTTGTGCTGCAACCATCTCGGACAATTGCTGCTCTGGAATTGTGACCGGCGCTGCAAGTCCATCAGGATTTTCAACGGGGTTTAATTGGATCATTCCATCACCCATCTGGGCGACATAATATTCCTTGCCATCAATTGTGTGCCTGTCGCGCAGTTTTGGAACATAGGCTGGTGTCTGTTGCTGTGCTTCCGGTTGGGCTTCTGGCTGAACCTGCTGTTGTGCTTCCTCCTGTAGTAAAATTTCCGCTTCCGTTTCCTGCTCCTGCTGTTGGGCGTGGCCCTGTGCAAACTTATCTGCCGGCATGTCGCTTATTATCCGGAGAGAGTCAGCTGACTTCCATTGAGGTTTGCCGGTTTCCATATTGACAGCCAGAACGGATTTCATTGAACGCTGGACGACAAAGTAGTTTTCTCCCTCAGCATCCTCAGCAATAACGATATTGCCGGACTCTTTGTTTACGACCTTTGAAAGATCTTCCTCGATCTTCTGAATTTCGAAGTCGGATGAGATCTGGTAGTTTGATGCAGCCTTTACGAATTCAATCAATGCGGATGCTTTCTCTGGGCTGTCGATTTTATTTCCTGCGTTTATATCGATGGATGATTCAGGGGTGAGATATCCGTTTTCAATGAAGGCCTGTTCCCTTTTTTCAACGTCATCAATCATCATGATATCACGAAGCTGATTCGCGTCATCCGGCCCCATCGTTTGAACCAACACGTCTCCGGCCTTGTTGTATGCGCGCTTGTTCGTTGCATTCTGAATGTTCGAAACGCCATTGGCTGAAGCTTCAGCGGTTTTGAAAGCGCCATCCATTAAAAGGATTGAGGTAATAAGCTGATATTGATTTTCTTTTTCAAAGAAGTCAGAAACATCGCCTTCGCCTGTGAGTATAGGTGCGGCAATACCGTTAACAAGTTCCTCGAAATACTCTGACAAAGTACCATCCCATCTGAGATCACTCTTTGCTTTTGACATAAAGGAGACCAGTTCATCCCCGGACTTCTGCAGAATGTTTTTACCGATCCGCTTATTGAGTTCGCTCATAACAAGCTTCCGGCCGCCGGTAAAAAGTTCACCAACACCCTCAGTTGAGAATTCAAGCCAGGTACTTACACCAGCTTTATATGCGGAGGTGATTGGATCTTCAACCTTTGAAAAGTCAGCGGTGATACTACCATCAGGGCTCGTTGAGAAAACAACATCCTTCATCTGTCGATTGGCATACGACTCAAGGAATGCGGGGGAAACCGCTGTATAAAACGCTCCTTCTATTGAGGCGCTTGTCACAGTGCCAGCAATACGCGGGAGGATCTTCGTGGTTATTTTCTCTGTCTGCTGTATGACGTATTTTGTTGCGCCCCTTGACATCCCTTTTGCCATACCTCGTCCAGCGCCAAATGTGAGCATAAACGGAACCATTTCACTGACAGCACCGCCAGTATTATACACCCACGACAGCTGATTATTCTTTGCAGCCTCATCCTTGAAAATATACCCCATCAGGGCAGCCTTGTCAGCATCAGAGGCATTCGGTCCAGTTCCACGCTCAACAAGATTTTTGACATCCTGAGTCTGACCATAACCATACAGGCCAAGTGTAAGTGCATCCGCAAGGGCTTCCTCTCCGTTGTCAGCAAAGTACTGGAAAAAGTCTCCTACGCTTTCTTCACCGCGCTTTGGCGCTGCTTTGATTTCTTTGGTTTTTTCAATCTGTTTGAGACCAGCTCCAATATTTGCAAGCTCATCAAATATAGCCTCCCCGTTTGGCAGCCCAGCCTCAAGTAATCTCTGTTTCACACCCTCTGGGTTCGAAAATATTTCATTCTGAGGAATAGACAGCGCTGTTTCAATCTCAATAAGACGGTCACGTAAAACCCATTCGGTGGCCAGAATTGGATCCATTGTACTCAGCCGATCCTCTGCCATCTTTTTATACTTGTCTTTCGTAGCCTGATCAACATTCAACTGATCAATACGGTTTGCAGCATGGACTTTCGCCATGGTGATTGCATCCATATTTCCGGCTTCTCCCATGGCGGGAATAACATCAATCATTTCGCGGACCTTATCCGTCGTCATGTATCCGTTATCAAATACTCCGGGAGTGAATTCCTGCTTTTGATACCCCTTAACTTGTTCCTGTTTTGCGGCGCCGGCGGCGTTGACTCCTGAATAATTCAGCTTTGTAAGTCGCTGATCAATCTGCTGTAAATAGTCTGCAATTGCAAACTGAGACTGAGCATCCTGGTTCAAAAGAAATTGCTCCGGTGTAATATCCGGCTTTGTGAGTGTAACCCGGTCGGGGCTGTTCACCTTTGCGAATGTAAGATTAGCAAGGTTTTCAGCATCCTCCGGAGACATCTTTTGAGTCCGGATGAGGTAATCTGAGAAACGTTGGAAGGCATCATCTCCCACTCCATAATTCAAAACAATGGACTCAAAGTCATCCGATATCCGTTTGTTTGCATCTCTGGTTTCGCCAGTGAGCTCAGACTTTTCAATGTTTGGCTGTGCAAGAATTTGATTACCCTTGACCTGATTGGCGGCCGCCTGAGTTGTTTGAGGTGTGGCGGTCATCTGGGTTGTCTCAGACTTCTGTTCAAGCAATGCATTAGGATCAAACCCGAAATCATAGTTTAATGGGCTTGCCTGTTCTGGCTCCGGCTTAGGTTTAGGCTTGTAGTTTTTATATGCTGGATTGATTCCCGGCTTATTCTTGAGGGCTCCACCAATATTTTCATCACCACCATCCGGCTGTTCGATCACCGGAACCTGTGGCGAATATGTAGTTTGAACGGGTGTTGTCTGGCCGCCGCCGTACATTTTGGCGCCCTTCTGGATCTCATCAAAATTAACTGTACGTTGCTGCTGGTTTTTGGTTGGATCGTTATCAGGAAGCATAGTGTTTACTTTGTTATGAACTGTTCGGTTACTTTGGCTGCATCCGGGACGGATAGATTATACTGATTGGTCAGCATATTGATGGCCTCGCGCTGATATTGCTCAGGGCTCAATCCGAGTGTGGTCAGATATTGCATTGAATAACCAATCTCAGCATCGGTCCCGCGGATATCCTCTGGAATTTCTGGCGCCTCGAGTGGATCATATCCAATATAGAAGTCATCATCCTGTAAATACGGAGACATCGTTGGATCGGCAGCAAGCTTCATTTTAGCAAGCTTCAGGCGCTCGTTGTCGTTATTCAGTCTCGCGTATGCAAGTTGTAGAGCCTTCGCATCTTTAGTCTTGAGATAGTCTTTCCAGGCTTTATCCTGTTCCGCTTTAGCCTGCTGCATCGATACCCTGGCGGCGTTATACTCATTCATGTCCTTTTGCTTCTGCAGCTGCATGTCCTGATTGCCCTTGTAAATTCCAAGCTGCTCATCCCACTTTTTGTTTGCATCATCCTGGGCCTGTTTCTTCATCCGGAGTCCAGCGACGGTATTGGTATATGCATCTCGCCTTGTTGTGTAGTCGGTGTTTAGGTCCTGTAACCCCTTGAACACGAATGGTTGTATCTGTGATGGCTGTCTCCTTTCGACATTACCCTTCGTTGCGGCAGTAACCATATCCCCGATTGCGCGAAATCCTTCACCGTAGGCATTGGCCTTTGAAAGTCGGCGGAGTCTTTCTTCGGATGCTGTGTCATACTTAGGCTTGGTTGTTTCAAGGAGGGTTTCAAGCTGTGCGTACCAATCCTCCTGCTCTTTTTCCTGTTGCTGACCTGAGCCAGCCTGGACCGGAGTTTTAAACAGGTCGAGGTTTGCGGTTATTTCGTTTGGATCTGGCATGTGATTATTCATTTGGTTTCATTGAATCAAGCCACGCAAAGTTCATAGCCGCGTCACCAATGTTTCCGCCGGCGTTGGACCAGTTGGCCGCATTCTGTTGATGGAAATTCGATTGGATGTTCCCGCGTGCCATTGCAAGGTTGTTTAATACGCTGTCAATACCTGACTGGCGCTGATTGAATTCAGATCTTGCCGCATCCTTCCGTGCCTCATCCTGAATTCCAATGCTGTTCACTGTATCACCGACGGTCTGACCCATCGCAGTGTTGTTTGCAACAACCGCCTCGTCGGATCCACCGGTTAGTGCAGCCTGGGCCTTTCCCTGCTCACTCCTTCCGCGAACATAGTCCATCAGCTTTGTCATCTGGGCTTTTGCTGTTTTGCTCTGTAGTGCGGGAGTGTTGGATATATCCGAATACCACTTATCAAGTTCAGCCTGCCTCTTATCCGCAGTACCCTGAACAGTGTCAAGCGCGCCGAGTGACGCGTTAAGCGCTTTCTTATTCTGTCGTCCGGAGAAGATCCCCGAGACAAGTGATCCGGCAGCGCCGATTCCGAGAGCTAATAATGGGAGGGGCATGGTTGTAAATTTTCCCCGAAAATACGTCGCAATAATAAGGTGATTGCATCAATTATATTCAATATTGTTGTTATTAACTGCAAAAATCACATCAAACCAGCGTACATTTGTCGAACACAATGTTTTATGCGCAAGAAAACGGAAGCAAAAAATGACACCAAAGAACTTCAGGTTACCAATCTGGACGAATTAATGGTGTTGGAGTCGGATGAGATTGTGCCATTATCCGATGAGCGAATGACGGAGCTCGAAGACAACGCAACAAGACTGGCCTATGAGATCCGGGATAAGGCTCTGCAGAAATTAAAGACGGCAACAGAAAGAGCATTCGACGCAAACACCCTTGGGAATATCATTGCAGTCTCCCAGGGTGTGATCAACCGTCCGAAGTTGGGAGCCAAAACAGCCGATGTCGGTTTCTTTGAAAACCTAAACCAGCAGCTAAAGGTCAAGGTTGAAACCAAGACAATTGAGATAACATATCAAAAAATACCCACACAGAATGAAAAAGAAATTAAGCCTGAACGGAATAGTGGCAAGTCAACCAAACGCGCAGGGTCCGGCGGGAAACATGTCGGAGGTAATAAACGCAAGGCTCGATGATGGTGCGTGGAGATCTGTTCCGCCGGTAAAGAAACACACACTATCTGCTGATGCTCTGTTTGTTCACGTGTTGGATGACCGGGAGAATTTTATCTTCTGGGAGGAGAATAATCTGTCGGTTGGCTACATGGATCCAGCGGGAGTGACCTATCCAATATTTGATGCTGTTTCAACTGATTTTATATTCACTCAGTACAAAAATATTCTGATCGTGTCATCGGTTACGGATATGTATCGGAAGTATTGTATCTGGGACGCAACGGATGAAACATATCTTGTGATTGATACATCTGAAATAAACCTTGATATTCAGTTATATACAGAGTTGACCGCCACACCGCTCGTGGCGTGTAGTGGAATGAGTGATCATGAAACAAACCTAACGACCGCCAAAAAGAAGGGTGAGTTTTACGGGCAGGTTTTGATAGTGTATGCTTTCGAAACAATTTACGGGGAAATCATTAAGCATAGTCGGCCTATTTACGCATACATAGGAGCTGGATGGTGGGGGGATCCATACAACGGAAACTATAATTTTTATAAAGGGTTTGTAATGGCGCGCATCCTGAACAATGCAAGGAATAACGCGTTTATGCTTAAAAAAACATTGTTTGGAAAAATTATAAAATCTGTAAACTTTTACATGACCGACCCTCTTCATGACACAGTTCTGAAAGAGGATAACGATCTTGAAAAACTCAATATTGATTATTTTTATGGGGAACAGGTTTTTTTAGAATTATATAAATACGACTTCAAGTCTCTTGTGGAAAACAATACAAGCGTGTACACGGATTTCAAGCTACTAATGAATAGTAATTTACAGTTTGATACAGTCACGCCATCATATCAATATCCGGGAGACGTCACGGATATGGCAACCAGAGATGAAATGCCGGTTGATAATTTTTCTCATCACGCATTTGTTGCAAACCATAACCACATATACAACAATCGGTTACTATTGGCAGACGTTTCAACATCCTTGCGTGATCCAGAGACGGCGGAAATGTTTACATACCCAACTGATAAGTGTGGTGGTGGTGTGTCGATTGGCACACATTCATTAAAGCTTGAAATAACGCTTCAATCTTCAAGTGGTGAAAAAATAACACTATGTGATTATGCTAATGTTGATGTTATTTCACACAACGCAACGTCGCAGGTTGCATGGCTTCCCGTAATAACATACCCAGACAACAGGGCAATCAGGGTTAGAATTATCGAGGATTGGTTGGGGGCTTTAACTTATTTTAATTGTCCTTTGGCTGGTTTAGAGATGAAGGCCCATGCGCTTCACAATTATTCGTTTGTTTGTGCAAGTAGCGGTAATCCATTTATTCCATACGGGGGTGTCGAATTTGCATCTCTTAAGGGCGTTACTATTAACTGGAAGGGTGGTACTTCTGCTGGACCAGTGGTTGATAATACTAAAGACAACATCATAAAAGACCCAAACCGTGTTCAGGCGTCCGCGGTCGACAATGTGTTTTATTTCCCGGCACTAAATTCCTATCAGGTTGGAAACTCAAGGGTCCTCGCCATCAGTGAGAATGCAATGCCGGTATCAACTGGCCAGTTCGGATCATATCCGTTGATCGCCTTCACGGAGTCTGGCATCTGGGCTATGAATGTAGATCCATCCGGAGCCATGTTTGTCACATCCATCACTCCGATATCGGATGATCGACTCTCGAGTGCGGGATCATTAACGAAGGCCGGGAATATTATTCTCTTTGCCTCATCAAAGGGCATCGGCGCCATGGCTGGGCAGGATATTCAGTACATCAGCCAGCTGATTGATGGGTTGGATTTCAAGACGAAGATCTATTCCAACGCGCATTTCAACACCATCGCGACCGGCGCAAACTTCGGGACGTTCTTCAGCCTCCTGACAACCACGAAGCTTAGTTCCTACATCGGGGGGATGACTGGCATCGGAGGAACAACCGCCTGTATTATGGGTTTTGATCCGATTGAAAACGAGTTGATTATCTCCAATCCATCATTCGCATATTCCTGGATCTATTCATTCAAACATCAGGTATGGACAAAGAGTAGTGTTGTTTACAGAAGGTTTCTCTATGGTCGAAGCCGGACCTACGCACTCCGGAATGGATCCAATCAGCTTTATATCCTGGGGGAAGTCAGCGCAACAACCTACACGGGTGTTTATGCTACGGACTTTGCTGCAGAACCGGAATTGTTCCGGCCGATGGTATTTATCAGTCAGCCATTCCAGGGAGAGGCCGCGGATATCTATACGAAGATTGAGCAGCTTTTTGCCGACGGATCCGGAATTGTCGCCAGTGGAAAGTCGCTTGGTATATTTCTGTTTTCATCCGTTGATGGTGAAAGCTGGTATATGAATTCGGCGGTTGATATTCTGGGAACATCCACGGAACTGAAGTGGCGCAATATTCAGACACAAAGATCTGGTTTCTCAGCAAAGTATCACATCCTGATGATCTGCGGCCCGATGGGCGACGTGTATATTTCTCCTGAGATGGAGATTAGTTTCTCTGAAAAATATACAAGAAAAAGCCGCTAAAATGACGTTAAGTTATATTTCTGTATATCAATACATTATGGCATGATAAGGCAATTAGAAGTTCAAAACAGCCAAATTGATAGAAGCACCGTGGGTATAAAATGCTGGCTCACGGCAAGCGGTATTACTGAAGTTCGGAGATACACCAAAAGTTACGAGGGAGCGGAAATCGTAAATACGTGGGTCTGCGAGGAGAAAAAGATCCTGGTGGAGATAATCTACAGTGGACAGCTATATACGCTCTGGTTGCCCGCCTATGAGCGTTTTTATCGGCTTGGATTGCGTAAGGAGTCTCTGATGTTTCAGCCGCGCGCAAGAATTCCATTTTTTTTGTATGAACGGATGATGAGAATTTCCGGGGTGTGGCGGATGGATATAAACGACACGATGAGAAGATTGATTGATCTGGGAATTCAGGCAGCCGAAAAAGAGATTCGGGATAATTCAAAATAATTTTTTGTTTTAAAAAAAAAGAACACGATGTGCGAAGCACTTCTTTCTTTTTCTTTCTTTTCCTTTCCTTTCTATTTCCTTTCCTTTCCTTTTATGCACCGATTGATCGACGATCGTTCGACGAGTGATCGTAGAAATTTACGATGATTCGACGATTAATCGACGACCATTCGACGATCGTTCGACGACAAAACGCTGTAACGTATTGATAATCAAGATAGGCATTTTTGGGGGTACATAAACTTTTGGGGTATTTCCGGGGATGTTTTTGAACGTTGGGTGAATCTTTGTAATTTATGATGCGGGAGGGTTTTTAAAATTCGACGAGCGTTCGACGATTGATCGACGATGATTCGACGAGCGTTCGACGAATAGTCGTCGAATGGTATGCGAATGATCGTGGTGTTAATTGATGGTTAAATTGTTGCATTGTGTTAGCGTATTGCTTAACTTTGTGTTCGTGATTTTTTCATAGGTAAGTTTTAGTTGACAGCCGCGAAAGACCGGCACCTGGTTCAGTGGATTAGTGGAAGATCGTCAATATGAAGCCGGTAGGGGAAGCTCTTGAAAAAACTCGTAAAGTAAAGGCACCGTAAAGCTTTGAGAAGGCGAGGGTTCGATTCCCTCCTGGACCGCAAACCGTAAAAAGAAAGGGTGTGGTGAAAGTTATTTTTTTCAGGTGAAGCTGACAGGGAAAAGATGATTTCGCCAAAGTACACGGAGATAGCCACACCCGTTATTGGTTCAGTAGCTCAGTTGGTAGAGCGCAAGCCTGTTAAGCTTGATGTCGGTGGTTCGAGTCCACTCTGGATCGCGGATTCCGTTCGAGTCGGATCGTTGACTGAGGTTATGGTAAGCAGGCACGCAAAGCCGGATGGCCTCTGGTGTGCGGACAGTCACCCGGAAACGGGTTTAGTTATAACTAAACAGAAAAATCAAAACCAAAATAAAATGGAAGAACAAAACGACATCAAAAGACTGGACCAAATTTCGAAGGCGTTAGCACTTGTTGGTATTAATACAAATGTAGCCAGTATGTATGCAATTGAACAGGTGCAAAAACGCGTAGCGGAAAAAGGTAGCCAATTCAGTATTCAGGATGCTGAGGAAATCAACGCTGATCTAATGCAAAAATTTCCACCGGAACCTGTAAAATAACGCAGATTATGATCTGGAAGGCTGTTCAAAGAATATTACAAAGCAAAGAGGGTAAGATCAACTCGAAAATGCTGGGCACTCCCCGGGCGCTGGTAGTTCCGGTTGGTACAGTGATCCCGGATGATGTGAAAGATATGTCGCTCAATCTGGGTGCCGAAATTATATTCAGCGAGAAGGTGTCGGGCGGGATTGCACTATCGTGGATCCCGGTGTCAACAACGCAGATCCCGAAAAGCATTTGGGTAATTTTCGAAAACTTTACAGCACAATGAAATCAGGTGATAAAGTAGTGTGTATAAAAACACATTCGAAAAACTTCGTAATTAAAGGTAGGATTTATACCATCACACGTGTTGTCAAATGTGTAAGGTGTAATTCTGTTTTTTACGAACTGGCAGAGGTCCCGCCGCCATTAAAGCGGGAGGGTGGAACATTCTGCCATCAGTGTAACGATCGGGTGTCCATCGGGACGTTTGTGTTTGTCCACTGGCTGTTTGAAAAGCCCATCGAAAACCATGCGGAGAAGGATGAGACTGAGGTGGTGAAGGTCGGTCAGGAGAATGTGTTGGAATTGGAGGAGGTGTTATGAAGCCCGAAATAAAAGGATTTGAGCTGTCAACCGACTACAAAGAATTGTGGCGATTGATACATGAAGGTTTCAGAATTCCCGCGTGGATTTTATACTCAAGAGGATACGATGATCCAATTTATGATTTGGTTGAGGTAAAGACACTTTTCGGCCAATATAGGATTGGGGTCAGGGGAATTGGTTATGAGGGTTTTAGTAAAACAATTGAAGAGTTTGAGTCAATCTGCAAAAAATATGAACTCCGATGGGTGAAACCTCAAATACAACCACAATGATCTACTTGGACAAAATAAAGAAAATCAGGATCAGAAACATTGATTGGAGTGGTCCGCGGGATGATATTTCAACTGGGTTTAATCTTGCTTTCAAGAGGCCGGGAAGCAATTTGTGGACGATATACGACTTTCATATTCGGATGGAGGCCATGATGGACACATGGTTTACACTCCGGACGACATATTGGGTTGAAGTTTCACGCGATGGCGATGGTGGTGAGGTTTGGGATAATAATGGTTGTTGGGCTCAGTCATTGCGTCGTGCGAAACGTCAGGCAGTAAGAGAGATAAACAGGATGATCAAGGAGTTAAGATGAGCGAAGAAGATAAAGCGATAGCGAACCTGCATGATTTTTTTATTACCAGCATCCGGAAGGAGATGGCTAAACAGGGCATGACTCAGGGTGTGTTGTCAAAGAGGATTGGATATTCATCGGCGTATGTCTCCCAGCTGTTCAATGGTAAGCGGATGCTGAACCTGAAAACACTGGCGAAGATTCAGGAGGCCCTTGGAATTAAGTTTGAAACTAAGAATGTGGAGGAAAAATGATCAGCCAGGAAGCGGATAAAAAAACAATAGTGGTTTGGTTTTCATGCGGCGCCGCGTCAGCTGTTGCGGCAAAACGAACAATTGAGTTATATGGCAAGGAGTGCCGCGTTATTGTTGCAAACAGTCCCATAAAAGAGGAGCACGAAGACAACAGGCGGTTTCTTAAAGATATTTCAGAGTGGATTCAACAGCCGATTATTGAGGTAAAGAATAAGGATTTTCCAAACGCTTCCATAGTCGAGGTGTTTGATAAAAGAAAATACATGGGTGGAATTATAGGAGCTCCATGCACTATGATTCTCAAAAAAGAGGCAAGATATCAATTTGAAAAATCAGTAAAGATTAATTTTCATGTCCTTGGCTTTACTGTAGATGAATGGGAAAGACAAAAACATTTCAACGAAGGTGAAAGACAAAACACCATTCCGGTTCTGACAACATCACTGATCACGAAAAAGGACTGTTTTAATATTCTGAGAAAACAAAACATTAAAATTCCAGAAATATACACCCTCAAATTTCCGAACGCTAACTGCGTAGGCTGTGTTAAGGCGACAAGCCCGAGTTATTGGAATTTGGTACGCGAGTGCTTTCCGAATGTATTTGAGTGTAGGGCTGAACAGAGCAGACGACTTGGAGTTAGATTGGTGCGCGTTAAGGGTAAACGAATTTTTCTTGACGAGTTAAAGAAAAGCGACACTGGCGCACCAATAAAAAGTTGGGAGTGTGGAATATTTTGCAAGTAAATTATAACAAACCCGCCCCCGGCGTTCCGGGGAGATAAAAACCAGAAGCAAAATGGAATTTACAATCAACATTCAAGCAACAGGTGATTACACCGAAGAAGATTTAAAACAGTATCTACTTTTTACAATAGGATTCGGAAGTTGTCCGCAGGATAATCCATTTATTAATGAGGATTGTGATGCAGATATTACAGATGTGGAGTTATACTAAGCATGCCAAAAATACCCATTTTACTATGACATTAAAAAGAAATAAGAGAGAAAAAGCCGGATGCTTGATCGCGGTAATGCTTGTTTTGACAATAATATTCTTTGTCCTGGCATGTGTGCAAAACAACTATTATTTTGCGCTGGCCGCAATAGTCTCCTTTGCAATGATATTTGCGATCAATAATTCTGTTGAAAGGAGTGACAAATGAATACCACAGAACAACACGTCAATTTGGCGGCAAAGCTCTATTCCTGCCGCGATGCCTGCAAAACACTTTGGGGTAAGAATTGGAAAATGGAGCTCGAGTTTTATACAAACCTTATCCACGCCGTTATGAAAAAGCATGGTATTGACAACGAGGTGAAGGCCGCCATGTTTGCAATTGAGGAGTGTGCGGATGAGTATGGCAAGGATGTTTTTACGATGAAGATACTGGCAGCCGCTGTTGAAATTATTGAACCAACTGAATAAAACCATGAGTATCTGTATTTTCACCAATGGGAAAGACAAAAAGAGGGTGGCCTTATGTCCTCAGCAAGATAATGAATGCGATCCATGCTGCCGTGCACAAATGCAATTATGGCTGCTTGGGGAGGGAGTGTTCAAGGTCAAAGGATTTTTTGCCGGGTATATTACTGTAAAGAAAAAATATATTGGGGGTTACTCCGTGATGTGGACAACCGGAAAAGACACACACAATCCTTTTGGGGGTCCGGCATACTACTTTGAAATTCTACAAGACCGAAGTATTAAAAACACGATGCAGTCAGCGTTGACATTTCATCCAGACAACGAGTCGGAGCGAGAGGAGACAATAGAAATCCTGTTCAATAAAATAGATAGGGCATTTCAAAAGCAATTCGGAAAGGTAAAAACCCATGAGTAAATCGATCGACGACGAATTCCTTTGGGACCAGTTTTGTAGACTTGGTGAAATGATGGGTGATGGATTGCATCACGAAGCCGATGGAAGGTGGATTAGTAAGGAATACAATAGGCTCGCAAAAATACTGATACCCGAGATTAAAGAAGCACATTCAATCCAGCGGAAACAGCGAAATGCAAATAGGGATGAACAAATGGCAAAACTGATTGAAAAGTTTAAGTGTAGGAAGTGTGGTGGCAATCTGAAACAAAGCAGGTCGGGATCAAAAATTATGCACTGTGAAGCGTGCAACGCAAGATATACAGCAACGTCTAAAGCCAATCAAAATGAGTAAATCAGCCAGACATAATTCAAGAAGGAAGCCGAAGGCGTTCGGCGGGATATACCGGCACAACTACAGCCGGCCAAAAACACTTACCTTTTTGGAACATGCTCAATTTGACGCATTGATAAAAGCCATAAACGAACTGTTATTCAGAATGCGCTTACTTCCTCCCGTAATCTCAGAGGAGAGTTTCCATTCGCAACCGCCGCTGACTCCAAAAGAAAGTTTCCTATCCGGACCATACCCACACGACAGAAACAAATACAGGGAGGAATAATGATGGGCTCAATACTTGCCGAATTTATCAACAATATGGTTGAAATTACGAAGGATGAATTTCAGGACATGATCCGTGGAATGCAAATGTATGTATCCCTTGTGGGGGCAACAGACGGCAGTGTTTTAGATGTGTATTCATTGCACGTATATCCGCGCCTTGCTCTCGAAAAGTTTCCCGATGGCAGGATGTATTTCTATGCGCAAAAAATCCATCAACACGATGCGTTTTTTGATGATATGATTATAAATCAACGAAGGACAAACCAGCGAAATATATAAAAGGGTAAAACTATAAAAATTGGGTTCAAATGAAAAAGGCAAATATGTTCAACCAGTTAAAGTATTACAAATATAGACTTGAGGGGGTTGCTGTAAACAACAGGTGGCGACGCAAGCCTTTTACCCGCAGCGACAATTGGGTTATATTCGGTTTTTCAAAGCGGTGGTTTATGCCAATGCAATTCGAATATGCTATACACCTGTTTGGAATTGATATTGGTTTTTGGTTTCGCAAGATTTCAAGGATTAAAAAATGAGCAACCAGATTTCCATACACGGCGACTGTCTTGATGTCATGAAAACATTTCGTGATAATCAATTTGATATAGGCGTTGTTGACCCACCTTATTTTTCAGGACCTGAAAAGAGAAGATTTTACGGAAAAGCTCAGTCAAAAACAACAAAGCGCACCGATTATCCTGTAACCGAAACATGGGAAGTTTCGGGAGAGGATTATTTCAGGGAGTTGTTTCGCGTAACAAAGCATCAGATCATTTGGGGAATAAATTACTTTGATGTAAAGGTTGGTCCTGGCCGGATAATATGGGATAAAGTAAATGGCGATTCAAGTTTTTCGGACTGTGAGATCGCCTACTGTTCTTTGATTGATTCCGTGAGGTTATTCCGGTTTATGTGGAATGGAATGTGCCAGGGTGAGAGCGTTTTCAATGGACAACGGATGCAAGGAAATAAGAAGCTCAATGAAAAGAGAATTCATCCAACGCAAAAACCTGTTTCCTTGTATAAATGGACATACATGAAATTTGTGGAACTGGGTTGA